GTGGAAACCAAATCAGTGCGGAAAAAGCTGAAGGACAAAGCATTCGCGCGGTCAGTGAGCCGCGATGACATTGTGAATGGCGCAGCCGGATTGAACGTGGATTTGGATCAGCACATCGAATTCTGCATCGAAGCCATGAAACAGCACGCCGCGGACTTGGGCCTGGCGGGAACACAAGCGGGAGCATCGGCGACAGGCTGAAGACTTGCAGGTGCTAGAATCACCGAGGAAGCTAGTCTTGGCCGGTGCTGGGCCTGGTCTTCAAAACCAGCGTGGGGCACTCCGTGTCGCAGGTGGGTTCGACTCCCACTAGCTTCCGCCATCTATCTTGTTTAGTTTCAGCAGTTTGCGGATATCAGCAAAAAGGTGCGCTGTAGAGTGTGCGATAATCGGACATGCTCATCCTCTGGCGACGGCACAAATCCAAATGCCCCCACAAGGAGGACCGCTACTTCAGAAAGTGCCGGTGCGCGGTACATTGCGAGGGAACCGTTGAGGGCCAGTACATCCGCCGCAGTTTGAAAACGCGGAGCTGGACGCGTGGGGAAGTCTTAAAGCGCCAGATCGAGGATGGCGAAGCGCCAGCCGAGCCCTCCGTCACGGTAGCCGAGGCCAAGAGACTTTTTCTTGAACATCTCAAGAAGAAAAACGTCTCATCGGCGACCGTTCGGAAGTTTGAAATAATCTTGGACAAGCTCGCCGCGTTCACCGATCTTCCCCTCAACGCCATCAACACACCCCTCATCGAAAAGTTCAGGAACGAGTGGACGTGGTCCGCGCTCACGAGCGCAAAGTACATCGAACGGCTGCGGAGTTTTTGGAAGCACGCCATCCGGCAGGAGTGGGTGAAAAAGAATCCCGCGCTTGATCTTGCCATGCCGAAAGTTCCGCCGAAACAAGTTTCCCCTTTCGAGCCGGAGGAACTTCTCGCTATCGAAGCCGAAGCATCGAAGCATCCGAGGCATTACGCAATGGTTCTCTTGTTGCGCCATAGCGGTTTACGAATCGCCGACGCCGTGATGCTCCAGCGCCGCAAGCTGAAAGACGGAAACCTTTTTTTATACACCGCAAAAACCGGTGCGCCCGTCTGGCTGCCACTCCCTGAACACGTCGTTGAAGCCCTCGAAAAATGTCCGAACAAGAGCAATGACTTCTTCTTCGCGACCGGGGAAGGGAAGAAGCAAACCGCCGTCAATAATTTCAGGGACGACCTTTCCAAGCTCTTTACCCGTGCGAAGGTGGAAGGCGCGCATCCCCATCGCTATCGCCACACCCTGGCTGCATCCCTCTTGGAGCAAGGCGTTCCTGTTACCGAAGTCGCTATGATCCTCGGCAACAGCCCACAACTCGTTGCGACAGTTTACGCTGGATGGAACCGGGCGCGGCAAAAGAAGCTCACAAAACTTATCCGTTCCACCTGGAAGCCCCAGCTCGTCCGCGTGAAGCAATTTTCATAAAAACTCGAACTGCAAATCCAGATCAAGATTACTTTCCGGAAACCCTAGAAACCAATTCACGTCCATGCTATAAGACATATAGGCAAACGTTGCTGACTTCGTTATGTTTCAATATTGCCTAATAGGGCAAAGATACGGGTGGACGCAAGATGACAAGCTAAGTTTAGGCGCGTCAGGCTTTCGGCCTGCTTTAGTCGCGCTGGCTCTCAGGGAAGCGTTCTTTCACGGCAACGGACAGAAACTATCTAAGCTAGTTCAATTGGACGGTTCAAGCGTGGCCCAATTGGGTAACGCTCGCGGCTAATAGGCCGGGAGAAATCTGTCGCGAAATCCCAAACAGGAGATTGCGACATGGAAAGTATCGTTTATGAGGAGACCCTCACCGTAAAAGAGTTCGCCGCCTACATTGGCGCGTCCTACCACTCAGGGCGCCGACTTTTGATTAAGTACGGCGGTTACCTGAACATCGGCACCGGCGAAACGAACGAAACCCGCAAAGTTCCCCGCCAGCGGGCCGACGAACTGAAACAACTCATCACCAAGAAAAAGAACGGAGGCCGCCCATGAGCGGCCTTCTCTTAGTTCTGCTGGTTGCTCTGGGCTGCTTGAGCCTCTACAAGGTCTTGCAGCCCGACCCGCCTCCACCAGCTCCACCACCCGAGCCACCCCTTCCACCACCACCTCCACCACTTCCACCGCCGCGCGAACCCACGGAAGCGGAAATCGCCGCGCGGGACATCCAGAAAAAGATCGAGGTTGTCCACGCCATCGCTTCTTTCAAAGACACCCAACTCCCCGCAATCAAGGTTGGCGATCAGGACTTGCAAAAACACTTCGATAAGTACCTCGAAGGACAAGTCGCTCGTGAGTTTCACCATCCCGACAAGGTTCATTAGACCTTACTAGCAGTATGCTATCGCTCGATAAGAAAAATTCGCGACCATGCCGCCAAACCCTTGTTATCACGCGGGTTGCCTGTTCGCCTCGTGCCTTTTCCTATCGGGGTATCCTTCCCTTGCTTCTTACTATTCGCATCCCTTAGCAGGGCACGGTCAGGATACCCCGATAGGCACTATCGCAGGCCGCTATCGCTTCACTCGGCGTGCCTTAATCTCTATCGGAAAGGAACCTATGCATCCCCGTTGGGCGCCCTATAAAACTCATTGTGAAATTGTCGGCCGCGCACGGTACGGCAAGACGACGCTCGCAGTCGGTCATGGCCACATCCACATCTTGGCAGGCAATCCCATGATGTGGCTGGAATACAAATCGCAGGGTTACGAAAAACTTGTCGCCTTCGTCGCCGAAGCCAATCCAAACTACCCAGCCAAGTTCTTGAATCTATCGAACCCCGATCGGCTGATTGCCTGGAATCCTTTTGCGTTGCCCACGGGACGCGATCTCGCTACGCACGCCAACCATCTTGCCGAAGTGATTTTGAAAGTCGTCTCCAACCAGCCCATCTCCGAATTGCAAAATTACGCGAGAGTGGCCGAAGCATTCTTTGCCCATCTCGCAGTTTCGAAGATGCCTCTTACCGAAGCGCTCGACATGGTGGAGTACGACAAACGAAAACTCTGGCTCGACTATTCGAAAGACATGCCTGACGAACAGTTCCGAGAAGAAATGCGCCGCATTTCCTACACTGATAAATCGGACTGGAAGTTCGAAGTAAAGCCCCTCCGAAACCGGCTCCGGCCTTTCATTACAAGTTCCATGCTCCGGCAAGTTATGTCCCTGCCCGATCCCTTGGAAGTCGGAGAGTGTTTTCGCAATGGCGTCAGCCTTTTTGTGAACGCAACCCCGAGCGCACACTTGCCACGCGAAACTGCCCGCATCTGCCTCGGCCTTCTCCTATCGGACATCACCCTTGTTGGAATAGAGCATGCGAACGACCCGCATACCACATTCTTGTACGCCGATGAAGCGCAGGAATACAGCTCCCCTGATTTGGGTTCCATGCTTGACCTGGTCCTAGCTTCCGGCATCCGCGCCACCATCATTCACCACTTCGCCGGCCAGATGGATGAACGGACGAAAGAATCTTTATCCGTGAACGCCGGCATCCGCGTAATCTTCGGCGGCTTGAGTGCGGAAATCCGCAATAAGTTGGCGGGGGATGCCTTCTCGCGCGAGCTGGCGGAGGACTGGCACCGGCAGCCGCGCATCAGCCATATCACGGAATACGAAGACGACATTGGCACGAGCGTTACCGAATACCCGGACGGGGACCAGATAACCACCCACGACCGGCTCCGGCCCCAATCGGTGGAAGTGCAGACCGGCTGGGAGGATTATTCCCCAGAAGAAAAGCGTGCCAAGTTCGCGGAGAAACTCAACCTTCCGAAGTACCAGTGCATGATCGTCCTGCCGGACCGGACGTACCACTACAAAGTTCCCCCGCTCCGGCCCTACTTGTATTCCAGCGCAGAAACTTTACTATTTAGAAACAACCTTCCTAACTCTTTCCCACCCCATGCAAACAGCTTTGAAAGGAGCACCCGTGATACCCCAAGCCGAAGCAAGAAACGTCCGGCGCGTCTATTCGATGCTGGCTGACGACCGGATCTATGAAGCGTTCGCGAAGTACGTTTTCCTGACGACGAAGCAAATGCAGTCCGCGCTCGGATGCAAGTTCGATTACATCAACGTCCGCCTCCGCAGGTTGTGCGAGAACGGATACCTGGGACGCGTGCAGCAGAATGACTTTTCGGAGTTCCTCTATTTCCTTACCGAGCAGGGAGCTTTGAAGGCGATTGAGCGCGGGGCGGCGAGCCGGAAGTGGTACGTCCAAAAGAAGTCCCCCATGCAGCTCCCGCACGAAAAAGGCATCACTGATTGCCAGCTTCTGCTCGCGAAGCATTTCGACGGCGCCGAGTTCCGCAGGTGGCGCACTGACTTGCAGAAAGATTTTGACGGCGAAGTCCCCGACCTCTTTTTCGACCTCAAGGACGGTACGGGCTGGTGTCCTATGGAATACGAGCGCATGAATCCTGTAAGCCGCGAGAAACTGGCCGACTACGCCAAGCACTTCCCGCGAACCTACATTGTGGTCCAAACAACGCGCAGGGTTGAAATGCTGCTCGCGTCGATTGAAGACACCTTAAACACTCCAAGGCTTTGGTTCACAAGCGTCGATGTGTTTTCTAAAAACCCCACCGGCAAAATCTGGTGGACGCCCAAGAACTTCCGCGATCGCGCGTATAGCATTTTGAGGCCAGAGAGTTAAACTTCTAATAATCGCGACCCAAACTCGCGGGGCGCGACATGTCGCGCACATTCCCTGCCTCCCAGTCTTCTCCGGCTGTGAGCCGAGATGGGGGCTGGGACGCGGGCTAATGTTTCGTACTTTGAGAGCTGTGCGTAGCAGAACGGTAGATGCACGCGGAGTTGTCCGCGAGATGTAGGTTCGAATCCTACCGCCCAGCTTCCAGAGCATGAACGCAATCATCGGAAATGACTTTATCAGCAACAGACCGCTCGCGATCGACACCGCGCGCCACATAAACATTGAGGGCATGTCAGGCGTGGGCAAGTCCAGCTTGCTCATCAATCTTTTTGTCGAACACATCCGCCAGGGCAACGGGGGATTGTTTATCGACCCGCACGGCGATGCGGCGGATGCGATAGCCAAACTAATCCCCAAATCCCGCGCCAGGGATTTTATTTGGATAGACCCCGACGCTCCCCGCGTGCCTCCGTTCAATCCTCTTTTCTTCAAAACGGGCGAAGAACTGGAACTCGGCAAGGAATCACTTTTTACTACGCTTAAATCTCTTGCCGGTTCCGCTTGGGGCGATGAATCGGCCCGCGTTATTATCAATGCCATCGACGCGGTTTGCGAGGCGTTTCCCCGGCCTACGCCAGTCCATGTGTTCCGTTTCATGGCGGACGACAAGTTCCGAGAATCGGTATTGCGGAAATCCGCCAACCCCTTCCTCAAGCTGTTCCGCGAGCAGTACGACGAGAAACTGCGCGACTCGGAGCAGATGTCCAAGTTCTCTCCGCCCTTGAACAAGGTTGCCAAATTACTTCGGCCGGCCATCCTGCCCATCATCGGCCAGCCGGACTCATTGGACTTTCTGGAAGTGATGAACGGGCGCCGGATAGTCGTCGCCAGATTATCCAAAGGCCGTCTCGGTGAAGAAATTGCCCAAATCCTCGGCTCGCTCATCATCTCTATGGTTTCCATCGCAGCCCTGAAGCGCGAGCGGCAGAAATCCAGACCGCATTTCATGGTGGTGGTGGACGAGACGCACAACTTCACGCACGGCGGACGGTTCGGAACCTTGTTGGCTGAAGGCAGGAAGTATGGGGTAAGCCTGGTGAGCGGTACGCAGGGAATGTACCAGCTCCCATTTGCGAAAGACCTGCTCGCCAACTGCCCGACGCAGATCATCTTCAACGCTTCAGGAGAGGATGCGAAACTGATGGCTACCAATTGGGGACAGGACGTTGCGTATCAGATTACCGACCTGCCACGCTACCACTTCTACGCGCGCTCGTTCAACGCACGCAATGAACCCCTGGTATCCCATTTCGAAGCTAACCCGCCCGTACAAAAGCGCGGGGACGAAGCCAACGCCACGAAGCTCATCAAGGCGTCCTTGGAGCGGTGGGGGACGAAACGGAAGGACGTTGAAGCGAGGATTCTAAAGTTTTTAAACTCATGGTCAAATCAGCGACCCGGCGTTCCACGAGGGCGAATCGGCAGACCATGAACGCGACGCCCGCCACATCGGCGTATTTGTCGGACCACTTAAATATCCACGATCCCACCAGGGCGATGACCGCCACGAAGAACCAGAACCCCACATGCCTCTTTTCTGGGAGGTAGTTATCGTTCTTTCCCCGTTCACCGTCAGGGTCGAAAACCAAAGCTCCTGCCGGTGCCCAAATATTATCGAGCACAGTTCCGATTGTTTTCCAGAATTTCATATGCGCCTCTAATCAGCGGATTTTACCGCAATCAGTGGCGCGAAGACGCGCCTCGATAACTGCCCTTCGGGTTTGCTCGCGTGCCACGTAGTTCGCTTTACGGACCGTTAAGGGTAGCAGCCACCCTAAAAAGTAAAGGTACTTCGACTCTTTGCCGCCGCCGAAACGTCGCGCGGCCTTTTAGACGATCCACCTTGACTTTTCAGGGCACCTGGCAGCTTCCCTATGACTGCCGTCAAGCGAACGGCGCAAAGGTCGAAACCTAAATAAACAAACCAATGAGACTATATCGAGTTCACATGACCGAGGATAGGTGCTGGGATACGATTGTGAGCGCCGAAAACTCCACCGAGGCGGAACACATCGCCGTGACCCACCCCGAAGCGTCAGGCGACTTCGAAATAAATGTCACCGACGTTACCGAGATTGATGAGAACGGCAACGAGGTAGTGTAGTGCGGATTTCCGCAATCCCGGTTGTTTTTCCTTGTGGACAGCCGGGGTTGAAAGTTTACTAGGGTCGGTCATACTTAATGCAGGTCGAAATATAAACCAATGAATTACAACAATGCAATTGCAGAATCTCAAGGTTTCCGAATGCCGGGAATCGGAGACCAACCCGCGGGGCACAGACTTCGCGGGCAAATCGTTTAGTGAGTTAGTGGCGAGTGTCAGTGAAAAAGGTATCCTCGTGCCGGTTCTCGCCCGCAAGAGTGGTAAAGGATACGAGATCATCGCCGGCAATCGTCGGCTCCGGGCGGCGAAGGAAGCCGGGCTGAAAGAGATCCCGGCGCAAGTCGTCGACATGACGGACGATGAAGCGCGGGAAGCGCAGATCGTCGAGAACCTCCAGCGCGAGGACGTGCATCCGCTTGAAGAAGGCGAGGCGTACCGCCAGCTCATCGAGGACGGGGACCGGACCGTCAAAGACATATCGGTGAAAGTCGGGAAGCCGGAGGATTACGTTCGGCAGAGATTATTCCTGACCAACCTTTGTCCGGCAGCAGCCAAGGAATACCGAAAAGGGGAAATGACGGACGGTGCGGCGTATCTCGTCGCCAAGCTCGCCGAACGTGACCAGCTCGCGGCGTTGAAATACATGGGGCAAACGTGGCGCGGCGTCACGGTTCCCGAATTGAAGAAGTGGATTGACAAGACCTTCTACCGCCCGTTGGCGTTCCAGCCGTGGGTGAAAAATTCCGACATCGCCAAAATCGTCGGCGTGTGCAAGGAGTGTCCACCAGTACGTGAAGCCTTGTTCGGTTCGGTGAAGGACGGCCAATGCACCGACCTCAAATGCTGGAAGCGCAAGATGGATGCCTACATAACGCATCGCATCAAGACCGATGAGAGCGGCTTGGTTCCCATCGTGAAGCAGTACGGCACGCCGGAGCGCAAGACGTTCGCCGGAATGACGGTGCTTTCCGAGAGTAATTACGAGGGGCTGCCTTCGAACACAAAAAAGTATTGCGAAGGCGCGGTGCAGGGCATTGTAGTTGACGGCCCGGACACGGGAACGACGATTTGGATTTGCGCCAGCGGCGATTGCTCCGAGCATGGGGAACAGCATACCGAGTACCGTCCGAGCGAGAAAGAAAAAGAGAAGCGCAAGAAAGAGCGCGAGAAAGAGCAGGCCAGGCGGCTCGCCTTCGACAAGGCAGTGTGCGATGGGCTGGTGAAAGTGAAATGGCCGCTCTCGCAGAAGCATCTCGACGCACTATTCGATTTGATGTTTCACGATGCGAGTTCGAACAAGACCATGCCCCTTCTAAAACGCTACGGGTTGAAGGCCCTCGCGAAGAAGCACGACGGGTATACGAGCCGGGACTACAAAACGCCACTCCGCGAGAAAGCAGAGGTGGATGGCAATGACGGGAAGCTGCGCATGATTTTCGAGCTTCTCCTGCCTACCTACTGGACGCACAGTGACGACAAGGAGATGAAGAAGAACGTTACGAAGCTCTAAAAACACGGTCCCCGCTTCAGCTTGTGACTGGAGCGGGGATTTTCATTTGATAATATCAGAATATGCCTACTTTCCATGATCTCAAATGCCAAAAGTGCGATGCTGATTTGATGGTTGAAAATCCCGGCACGCTGGGGCCATCTGGTGGGGCAGCGGAAATGCATCATTGTCCGAAGTGCCGCGCCAAACTTCCGCAACTCATGTCTGGCGCAAAAGTGTCGTTGAAAGAAAATCAATAGACGGAACAAAGAAAACCCCCACCCAGTCACAAGCTGGGTTGGGCTTCATGTTTTACTTGTGTTTTTTCAAAAGGTACTGCCCCAGCGTGAGCTGCTTCGCGTCGAATTCCTTCTGGAGCGGGTCGGGGACGTTGCACTTTGAGTCGGTCATCAGCAGGCAGCTTTCGAGTCCCTGCCTCAGATTGTCCAGATTCGTGTCGCTGTACCGCTCGACGACATCCTGCGCGATCGACGCCAAAAAGTTGCTCGCCACCAATTCCGCGCCCGTGCTGAAGAACAGACCGCCGCCCATGAACGTCTTTGAATGTCGGCCCGTTGAACTGCGATACGTACATGCACGCGAATGGCTCCGCCTGCTTGCGCGGCATGCATGTCACGAGCACCACCACCTTGCTCTCGTCATTCTTGCCGACCGCCGCGAACGGCTTTGACGCATTCAGCTGCTTTATGAGCGACTGGGCCACGGGGACGGCGTCGCCCATGCCCACGACGAACACCGCGAACTTATCGTTTTTCTCCTGTGCGCCCGCTGACGCAAGCGCGAGAAACGCGAGCGGCAGGAATGCGGTCGGCCTTACCATGCGGTTCACCTCTTTTTCGGAATGCGAACAAGTATATCTCAAATAAAATAGCCCCCGCCGAAGCAGGGGCCTTTTTTCAAAAAAACCATCCTCTCGGCCTCTTGTCGGGCGGCCTCGGGTTCTTGGCATCCCACGTCGGCTTGGGTTTGTCTTTTTCCGGCCGCTCGCCGTGTTGAAGGTTCCACCGCGCCGGATGCGCTCTCGGCTTACTGCCCCACCTGCGCTTTGGCATTTCCCTCCTTTCGTGGCCGGCCAATCTTCGGGGTTTCTCGGTGAGTTATGAGGTCATAGTCAAACCCGACGAGGCGCAGTTCTTCGAGCATCACCTGCACCTTGGCAAACAGCTCATCCTTCACTTTTTGCCGCGCGTCTTTGACAGCGGCTTCCATCTTTAGCAGCTCTTTCGTGTCCAAGTTACTCTCCCTTTCTAAATCGCTCTTACTTCTCCCTCTTCAACTACAAAACGTGGCCGACCCACGAACTCCTTGTTTTCATGAACCTTAATCCAGTTACAGTTGTGGCAAAGTATCTGGTACAGGCCAGCCTTATCCTTCAGCACTTTTTCATAGAACTTGTATGGTGTGAGAACCCTCCGCTCCTTTCTGCCGCCGCCGTGGATGTGGTCAACGCAAAGCGCTCTCTCGTCTGAAAACCCACAACGCTTACAACGTTTGCCATATTTTTCAAAGATCGCTCGCCTGACCTCGATAACCTTATTGCGCCTCCATTCGGTTGTCTTCTTAATCCACGCCACTCGTACCTGCAAATATCTGCGATGGTCATATCCACGTTTGCGAGGCCTATGTTCTAGTTGGTATTTGCTGTTTTTCCTGATAACCAAATCACGGTGGCGTTTGTAGTACCGTTTGTTTGAAGCACGATGTTTTACAAGATTGCGTGCCATCAGAAGTGGAAACAGTAAGTGGTTTATGTAACTATAAGCCCTCCCCGCAGAATTGCAAGCTCACAAAAAAGGCGGCTCCGTAGAGCCGCTATTCCTTCAGGTACGATTTCAGTACCGTGTGCTTCCCGCGCAAACGTTCAACTATCTTTGCGGTAGCATCGCGGCCCGATTGGTCATTGTCAAAAGCGAGCTGGATAACCTTGAACGGCTCGAGCCGCTTTTCTTGTTCGGATGTCATACTGCAAGCGACGAGCGCCGCGGCTTGCCGTCCATGCTGAAATAGCCATAGACATCCCCACGGCGACTCGCATAGGATGAGTGGTTTTGCCGGATCGCACTTTTCTAACCCGTAGACAAACGTGCGCTGAAGACCGGCAGGAATCTTCCATTTAGGGTTCTCATCCGAAACGGGCAAAATGGTCCGGCCCGCGTAAGCCACGATCGCGCCGTTTTCTCTGATGGGGAAGCACACTCTATTAGCCATGCTTCCCTTGCCAGAGAAAAACCCCACTCCGAACTCCATCGCCGTTTCCAGACTGATTCCCCTTTCTCTGATGGCTGGGTGATCGGGGTCAAGTTTCAGCGTGAAGGCGAGGGGAGGATTCGGCTTTGAAGGGGGTGAGGGGTGTCCGCTCTTACAGTGTTTGGTCGAGATTGCGGATTTCCGCCGAACAACTCCGCCAGCTTTTTCGCGGCATCGAGCGGAGTCAGATTCTCCATCATGGCGACGACATCAATGCAGTCCCCGCCTTTGGGCTTGTTGGATATTTCTCGGCACTTCGAACTCTGGCAGAACCAGCGGTTCAGTTCGAGCGAAATGCAGAGAGTAGGATTCCCGTTTTTATGTTCCGTTTCCTTATGGGACGGGAACGGGCAGTTGGCTACCAGTTCCGTAGTGGACCGCTTGCGCGTTTCCACTCCGTAGTGGGCAAGCACATCCTCCACTTTGATATTGCGGATTTCCGCAAACTGGATTCTCATCGTCGCCTCCGTTTCTTCTTGCGCGGTTTCGGACGAAGTTCGCCGTTGAGCTGGATGTACACAAAACTGTCTTTGGTGATGAACCACCCACCGCACCGGTAGTAATGCGTTCCGTATTTGTACTTCTCCTCCTTCGGTTCAAAGAGATTGAGTTGAGAGGGCGCGCTCATCGCGCACCCTCCTTTTCTTTCGCGTCCCGAACTTGCAATTGCACGTTCGGAAACAGATCGAGCTTCAGGTTGAGCGAGCCGTCGCGATTTACAAACGCGACACCGCAACGATGCCAGTACGATTTCTTTTCGTCATCGGGGTCCGGCTGGATGACGAACACTTCCTTGCGCTGGGGCATAAGAAAGCAGTCCTTTCAAGTCTGCTAATCTAAGCGTAAAGAATCCACGGGATAATACAAGACTAAATAAGTTCTCCGGTTATGCCCCTTTCTCAGCATTTGCACAAATAACAATCTGGGTTATTATTTTTGTAATGGCATCCCTCGCGTGGTATCAAAAGAAGTTCGGCAAGCGGCTCGGCCGCAAGCGGTACAACGCCTACCACGTTGCTTACCGGACGACGCACCGCAAGCAGCTACGGGCGTATTTCAGAGGGTATCGGGCGCGAAAACGGGCTGAAATGGCGGTCTAGGGTTATGCACAGGTTGGGCTTGCAATAACCTGACGGGGGCGTATAGTTACTAAGTGGTTCGCTGATGGGGGAAGGGAAATAGATACGAGATTCAGTATCAGCGATGGCTACTGTCCCAATGAATCGCTTTCCCCACCAGCGAATTACACCAAAAGGTCGAAATCTAACACTATTTCGGAAATCCGCAATCACCATGAAACCGAAATCTAAATCAGCATTGCCGCTTGTCTCTCCGATTGAACATGAGGACTGGCGGCGCAGGACAAGTCGACGCGCGGAGAAATTGACCTACCTTACGTTCTTCCTCGCAGGATCGGAGTTCGTGTGGGCAGTTGGAGCGCACGACACCCCATCGCTCATCGTAAGTTTCCTCATCGTCTTTGTGAGCGGTTTCGCAGTCCTCGACTTTTAAGTCCGTCATCCCGCGCTCGCGTTAATGAAGATATACCCACAACAAATCAATCGGCGCGGAGGTAGATTTACACTTTCGATTCCACCAGAGCTATCCTCGACAAGAGCACTACGCGAACGCTTTTACCATTCTCGATCCAACTCTAAGCCAGAGAATGTATTTAAGAAGTTCCTTGGTCAAGCGAGGCAAAGAAATAAAGCAGTCTCTCTGACATTCGAACAGTTTATGGAGTTTTGGCAGAAACCGTGCGTCTACTGTGGCTTAGTCTTTGCGCGATATGGCATGGATCGTATCGATTCTACAGTTGGATATCACATCGGCAATCTTGTCCCCTGTTGTAAGCAATGTAATCTTATGAAACAACAACTATCACCGAAAGAGTTTGTGCAGCAGTGCAGGAGGATAGTGACAAGGGCTGATAGCAGTAATCTTCAGTGACACGTCAATCCGCGCTTACGTCAGCAGCGCAAACCAGAACATTAAAGTAACGGGAACATTCGGGAGGGGGGAAAGCAGTGATGCTGTAAGTGGCCACTATTCCAGTGAGCATTCCGTTCCGGTTCGCTCGCACCCTCCCGAATTCAAAAACATGAAATCAAAATCTTTAGAAGGCATCTTGCATACTACCGACATCATCTTTCAGGAACCGGCGCATACCTACACCAAGCCGGATGGAACGCTCTACACCGGATGCACCACGATCAGCGATGCGTGGGACAAAAGTTTCTTCCTCGGTCCGTGGTACGCGAAAGAGATGGCCTCAGACCTGCTCTCTAAGCCGTTCGAGGTGATGACGGAAAATCCAAAAATGTTCGAGTTAGCAGTTATGGCAGCCAAAGGTGCGGCGAAGCGAAAGTCCGAACAGGCGAAACAGGATGGCACGGCGGCTCATGACTGGATCAGCGCAGTCGTTCAGTCAAAGATGGGTTCGGACAAGCCCCTGCCTCCTACTCCTCAAAGCAAGGAAGCCGATAACGCCATAACTGCTTTCGTTGGTTGGATGAAGGACAAAGACATCACTTGGCTCGCATCCGAAGAAGTAGTCGCGTCGGACGTACATCGGGTCGCCGGCAAGCTGGATGGCATTGCAGTCATCGACGGCATTACCTATCTTGTGGACTTCAAGACGAGCGGCCAGCTTTCAGCAAGCTACTTGCTCCAATGCGCCGGGTACGATCTGATGCTCCGCGAAATGGGCTTGCAGGTGATGGGCTACCTCATCATCCGTATCCCGAAGGACGGTAAAGAGGCGGAGACCCTTACGATCACGAACCAGACCGATATGCAGTTCTTCCGTGAGACGTTTTTACACCAGCGTGTCGCCCACAAGTTCTATTCCTATATGGAATCCAAGTTCAAGGATATGGGTAGCCACAAGATGAAGGTCGATGCTAAACCCATTGTTCAGCCAATCAAGGCAGTCAAACCAAAGCCAGTAACAAAAGCGGCAATGTCGAAAGCCGCATAACCAATAACACTAACTATGAGCGATTTAACAAAGCGGTTGATGGATTCAGCGCGGGAGAAAGGTGCGGTGCGGGAGCAGTCAGGGTTCTTTTCAGTGACGGACAAAAGGGTTGTCGATGTGGGCGCCGGACAGACGGAGGAGATCCGCGTGCCGAACGGCCAGCACCGCGTCAAAATCATCTCGGAGAAGATCGGACGCGGCAAGGGCTATGACGGCAAGGAGCAGGAGGAATTGCAGATGGTCGTTTCCGACAATGGCGAGAAGAAGTTTTGGAACGTCGCCATCAAGAACCAGCAGACGGGCAAGGTGAATTACATCGTCGAAGCGTTGGAAAACATCGCCGTGGGCGAGGAGTTCATTGCGGAGGCATTCAAGATGAAGACAGGAAAGTATGGCACGAAAATCTCAAAGGTCGCTGGTAATCATGTGCCAACCATCCAACTCGATGACGATGCTAGCGAAGAAGATATGCCAGACATATCGGGCGCAGAAGACATTTCGGCCGAAGACATTCCCTTCTAAGTCCAATCCCGGAACGGCTTACACGACCACCATCTTTTTTGGAGGAACGCTCGACCACCCGAACTGGGATTGCACCTGCCCCAAGTTCACGTTCTCCCGAACGTGCCGCCACGTTCAGGAGTTGTGGAATGAGATCGGCGGATTCAATCAGGCCTCGGCGGTTCATCACGATGAGTTAGTCGATAAGCCGTGGTACAAGCCAACATGACCCAAGCTCTCACTCCCCACTTTGAAGAAACCGTTGCTAATCTCATTGACGATTGGCGCGGGCAGGACGAAATGTTCTTCCATGATCGCGCGATGAGAACCATCGTCTGGTACGTCGGGCGGGTGAAATCGCTAGAGAACGCTTTACGGGATATCAAGAAACCGGACCGGCGCAAGTTCATCCAGGCGGTCTGTAATGAGTACGGCGAGCGCGGCATGACGGAGCGGCGGGCTTACGAGGCAATCGAAATATATAAACGCTTCGCAAAGCCCTCCGATTCCTTGAAGGAAACATGCGAGCGAATATTTCAATCGGCAGGTTCTTGGTCTAAAGCCCTGCCAGGAAAGAAAGAAGCGGAGCAAGTCGAAGCTCCGACGTGTCAGCATCACTGTTCAATACATCCATGAGCTGCCGAACCAACGAATCTATGTCCATCTGCGGCAATTTCGTGAAGCCTACTAAGCGCAGGCCGAAGAATTGGATTGATCGCGGCTATAAAATCATCGTTCCATTCAATTTCAAGTGGCGCGCGAAACTCGGCAAGGTGCAGTGCGATTGTACGGAAGTATGGGAGTACTACCAGCCGTGGTATGGCTACTCGTGGTTCCATATGCCGCAATGCGCGATGATGCGGCATCTTGATCGTTATCCAGGAATCACCAATCTGGTCGAGGTGAGCAGTCTGATCGCGCAAACAGAGTAACTATGAGGAACAAGTACCCAGGCATTTGTTATAAGTGCGGCAAGCCGGTGAAGCCGGACGACGGATACTTCGAACGGCACAAGGGTGGATGGCGTGTCCAGCATATCGGATGCAAAGGTGTAGAACCATCGTTCATCCCTATCGAACAGATATTCAGCGCGGACGACTTCGAAGCGCAAACACAATAACCATGAAATCCCCATCACAAACCGAGCGCCTCTACAACCTATTGAGCGACAACCAGCCCCATCGTACGGACGAAATCGTCCGCGTGGTCTATCCGTCAGCCAACTACTGTCCGGAGTGCGGGCGCGGGGATATGAAAAGTCTTGCCCGTGTCGGGGCGAGAGTCGCGGATCTAAAGGATGGCAAGTGGCGTGGCAAGACCGAGTGCCTGATTCGCGGCTGGCACGACCCAAAGAACCAAGCACTCTATTGGTATCAGATGTCATTCCCGTTGCGGATTTCCGCAATCTCGGCGCGGCGAGAGGAAGAACTATTCGAACTAGAGCAACAGCTCGATATCCCGATGAAAGACAGGTTCTTCAATTCTGGGCCAAAGGTCGAAGCCCAACACATGCTGTTCTGAACTATTCCTCTTTCGGCTTGTTCTTGCTTCCAGGCGGACGGCCGCGCCGCTTTCCCGCCACGGCTCCTGTCATCCAGAGCGGTGGACGTCCCCGCCGTTTTCCCTGGCCCAAACTCAGCCGTGCTAGTACCGCGATCGCTTCATCAATTGCCGCACGCTCGGTACGAAGTTCTTCAAGCATCTTCAAAATATCCATTTGCACAGTGTAGCAACTAACCAATCTCTACTTACATGAAGAAACCGAAAGTCATCAAAGCGTGGGCGGTGGTAAACGATTGCAATCCGTTAGACGACCCATCTTTTGCGCCGACTTCAACTTTCGCCCACATGAAAGTTGGCGAGGAATTCGAAACGGCATATCACTTCGAGTTGTATTGGCGAGAAGAAGAAGCCCGGAAACGAAAAGCGTGGATAAATAAGCCAGACCAAAAGTATTACAAGATTCTTCCCGTCGAGATCCGTATCCTTCCTTCGCGGAAATCCGCAAAGGCGCGTCCCGCACCAAAAGCATGACCATCTTCACCCGCATCCTCATACGGCTCGGTTTCCGATCACAGTGCCACGGCGCGAAGATCTGGGCTTGGTCATGGAACCGCCATTACTGCACGGTGTGCAACGCGCGAGTCGATTAATATGACCATCTCCGAAGCGTGCCGCGATGGGGACCATATGGATTGTGACGGCGTGGCCCCGAAGAAAGAATGGTTGGAGCACGACTCCCCTTGCAGTTGCCCTTGCCACAAGCCGAAGGAGGACGACCTTGAAACGTAGTGATGTACCACGTCGCCATCAAGCCGCTTACAGTCAATCGTGCGTATCAAGGGCGCCGCTTTCGCACGCCGGAACTTCTCGCCTACCAGCGCGAGCTTTCGTATCTCCTGCCCAAGATCGAAGTGCCGCGCGGTAAGCTCGCGGTGAGATACGTGTTCGGTGTTTCTTCAAGCAATTCCGACGGCGACAATCTCATCAAGGCATTCCAAGACGCGCTCGCGGAGCAATACGGTTTCAACGACCGCGACATCTGCCATTGGGAAGTAGAAAAGCGGATCGTGCCGAAGGGACAGGAGTTCGTGGAGTTCGAGCTCCGCCCAGCGCATCCGATGCGTTAAAGCATCTCGTCTTTTTCGGTCCAAGGCATCAGCGATTCCGGTGGAAAGTCTGCGTGCTTGACCTCATGCTTGTCCGTGAACCATTGGCATTTCCACATTTTGCGGACCGTACCGCCGGGAGGCGGCGGAGGAGCGCTATCGCTCGTGATTGTCATTTTCGGACCGCCCGACTTGAGCTTTACCGTATCACCAATCTTGAAATCAGCCATTTAATCGCTCCTTTTTCACCCACCATAATACCATTGCGGATTTCCGCAAACCTCCAGTTACGCCGAATTTCTTCTACGCTTTGAACAACTTGCTTCGGTTTCATTGAATCCTCGGGTGCCGCTCTCAGCGCTTCAGAGAACCTAATGGCGGAGCAGGTTCATATTTCCGGCGCGGTTTGCCGCCTTCTCTACGCGGTCCAACCCTTGCACCACCCGATCCATTATCTTCGCCTGCTCCTTGCTTTCCTTCGTGGCGGCAACGATCCCCCAGATTCCCATGACCAGTTCCAGCCCGATGAGAAAGATAACGATAAGTTCCATGCGGAAGTCCCTCGTTGCGATCCTCCGGCTCTCAGCGCGTTCGAGGGCGGCTTCCCTCCGATCCAGTTCCGCCATGTAAAACTGTGCTTCAAGGACTAACGGCGCTCTTCCTGCCCAGGGTGCGGGAAAGTTCTTCGATGTATCAAAGCAAGTCTTCGCCTCAGCAAGCAGTGTTTCTGCCGCCGCATTCTGAAACTCCTCGAAGGTCATCGTATACGCTCCTGTGAATTGACAAATGTTGCCCGAATATTATTATTAAACCATCTCCAAGATGTTCAGATTCCTAGCCAAAGTTTATACCAAGATCGCCTATCGGTGGCGGCACGAGCGCGAATCAGCCTTGAACGATTTGAACGGCCGCCTTGCGGAGCGCACTGGCAGCGAAAAAAGGACGCTCGTCAAGCAGTTGAACAAAGAAGCGGACACGATGGATGCCCGCATCAAAGAAGTGGCCGCGATGGAAGAAAAGGGATTTTGGCTTTGCGACAACGGGCATGAAATGGATTCAGCGACATGGCCATGCGGCGTATGCGACAACGACGGTAAGTGGCCGGATGCTGTGGCCGGAGATGTAATCAACGTCTGCACAAAGCACTGGAACGAGGCCTCGCGAATTGCCCAGACAACATACACGGTTCGAAGCGATAGAGCCGTCGACGCTAACCAAGTTGCACACAAATGTCTAAATTGTGGCGCACCAGGCAAGCTCATCAAACGTTCCGAGATGTCCGGCCAGGAGAAGTACGAGTCCGACAAAGAGCGCGGCGAGGCAGAGAAGATCGTGGCATCGAAGCGCGAGCAGGCGCGGGGCGAGACTGAGAACGCAGAGGGAAGCGAGCAAACAGCCAAGTTCTTCCGAGACCAGGCGGCGAAAGCCCGAAGCACAGCCGATAAAATCCGTTCTCTCTAAAGGTCGTTTCAAATCACAATCACACACATGGAAGATAACCATTTTGTAGCTCATCCGAACGGAGGCATAGCGTTCAAGGGTCAGACCCCGGCCGAGGAAACCAAGCCGGAGGAAAAGGTAGAGGAAGCGAAGCCGGAATCCACCGAGGAGATTGCGGAAAACCGCGACGGCGCTGAGGAAAAGGAGGTAGCGCCGGAGGAAAAGACGGACGAGCCAGCCGAGGAAGCAGCGTAGTTTTCAGGCCGGGTAGCCCTTGCGCTCAATGCCGGAGCTATTCAGGCCTGTTATTATGTCCAAGCATGAACATCCAGGAAGCACTCGACGCTTTGGAATTGCGCGGACATCGTGTGGATCGGGAAAACCCCCTCGTGACGCGGCAGGGCAAGACCTTTTACCGCGTGGACGAAGTGATGAGAAGCGAAGAACAGATTTTTGCATACATAATTGACGGCACTCCCCTTGGAACATGATCGAACGCTACACCATAAAATTCGGCCCGGCGGTCAGCCAGAAAGAGCTGGAGAAGGCCTTGCATGAGGACGGGGACTTGTCGAAAGCGCACCACCTCAAGGCGAGGATAGAGCTTGTCGGCGAGGCAGAGGACATCAAGAAGTTATCGGTGCTATTGAAGGAACTGTCTCGTCAGCCGATTGCCTGAAACTTATCGCCGTAGGTTGTTGACCATTGGGAAATCTGTTTTACGAGCGGCGTAGTTATGTTGGCAAGGTCTGTTTCCGCCGTTTGTAGAATCCACAACTCTTCACTAAGGGTCTTGGGTGGACTGCGCTTTTCAATAACCATCGCAATAAAAAGCGTTTCCAAATCTCCGAGCCAGAACTCTGCCTGCCTAATCCTTGCGTGCAGGTATTCATCTGAGTTAGAGCCAAATCGCGCCTTTGCTTCATCCAGCTCTTTTGTAGCCGTCGCAATTCGACTCCTCAGATGTTCAACTCGTTTCTCGGTTTCTGGGTGCATATTATCGCCTTTGCTTCCCTAGTTTACCCGATTGTTGTATGGTTATTGAAACCCACGAATCCTCACGTTCATGCCGAAGATAACGCAAGAGAAGAAGCAATACTACAAGTCCCGTATCCGTAGCATCATCGCCCAGCACCCACAGATTACGCAGGTAGCGCTTACAGAACGCCTCAAAGACGATGGCCTGGCACTTGACCGCTGGTACGTCGCATCGCTTCTCAAGAGCATCCAGGTGGAGCGAGTGAAGCGCTTGAACACGCTCACCCTCAATTACGCCCTTTCATCCTTCCAGGACGTGATGATGGAAATCTCGGCCGTCGCGTGGTCCATTGCGAACGACGAATTCGCCCGCAAGCAGGATAGGGTAATGGCACTCCGCGAGATACGCGAGGCGCATAAGGACATGTTCGAAAAACTCTTCGACGCCGGCGTTTTTGAGCGCAAGCTAGGAACGCTCGATGCGGTGATCCGCAATACTCCGCTACCAGAAGAACGCAAGCAAGCCATCCGTTCCGTTTTCCAAAACTGGGGGCTTTTAGAAGCTCCGAAGGAGGATGTCCGAACAACCGAACTCCCTCCAGCTTCTTGATTCCCCATTCGATTCGTATGACGGCCGCCGCGAGAGCGCAAAAACGCTCTTGGGCTTTTCGCTTGTCTATCTCACCGGATATTTCACCGACCCGCCTGCCTCATTCCACTCTGAACTCATCCATGCGTTAGAAAGCGACGACGACCGCCGCTTGCTCATCATCGGCTTCCGCGGTTCGGGCAAAAGCACCCTTGGCTCACTTGCGTTGCCCTTGTGGGCTGCACTCGAACATCCGGAGCAGTACCCCTTCATCATCTTGGTAGCCGATTCCAGCCGCCAGGCGACGCTCAACATCAGCGCCATCAAGCATGAGCTCGAAACCAACGCCCTTATCAAACAGGACTATGGAGAAATCAAAGGCAACGTCATTGAAGACTTTGCTCTGAAGGGCGAAGGGGAAGAGTGGCAAAAGCAGAACATCGTTCTTTCGAACGGCGTCCGCATCCTTGCGCGGAGCCGTGGGCAGAAGGTTCGCGGCCTCCGTCATCTCCAACACCGGCCCAAGTTGGTAGTGATCGACGACCCGGAGGACGGGGAGTGGATTCGCACCAAAGAGAACAGGGATAAAACCGACCGCTGGCTCCATTCAGAAATTATGCCGGGTATGGACGCCCGCAAAGGCAAGCTGGTTGTCATCGGCAACCTCTTGCACATGGACGCATTGCTTTCCCGTTTGAAAGCCCCAGGCACGGGATTCAAAGTCCTTGAGTTCCCTCTGATTGATTCCAAGGGCATCTGCACCTGGCCCGCGATGTACCCCACCGCGCAATCCCTCAAGGACAAAGAACGTGACATGGGCGCGATCGCGTGGCAGCGGGAAATGCTGCTGAAGATTGTGGCGGACGACGAAGCCATCATCAAGCCCGAGGATATCCATTACTACGACGAACGCCCCACCGGCATAGCAGCGATGAAAGGCCACGGGGTTGACCTGGCTATCTCACAAAAGGAAGGCGCGGACTACACGACGGACGTCGAAGGCGATGTGCACTATCTCGATGGAGCGCCGAAGATCTACATCCTCCCTGACCCGTACAACGAACACGTCACGTTCCACGACTTCATGGTCTATCTCCGGAACGTGCCGGGCGAACGCAAGGGTTCGCACATTTTCTTTGTTGAGGACGTGGCATACCAAAAAGCGGCGATACAGGAGATGGAGCGCATGATGCTCCCGGTCGTTCCCATGCGCCCGACAACGGATAAGCGGAGCAGGCTACAGGTCGTCGCGCCGCTCATCAAGAACGGAACCGTGCTGTTCCCACGGACGGGGTGCGAACAGTTGCTCGGGCAGATTTTCAATCTTGGCGTGGAGTCGCATGATGACCTCTGCGACGGGCTGACCACGTTGCTTCAAGGCTTGATCGAGCAGGGCTTGGAGCTGCCGAAGATCCATTGGATTGATGCTTGAGTTACTTGGCCACCCTCCAAACGCCATTCTCTTTAATCAACTCAGTTTGATCTCCTTCGTTTGTGCTGTTGTCCTTAAAATGAATGTTCGCAACAACTATTGCCCCTTCTCCCCTCTTTTCTTCGCTCTTGATTTCAATGCTCGTCATAGTTCCGTTTCTCGTGGAACTGTCGCAGAGACCCTTCATACCGCCAGCCATAGCACCGAGTTCCCCATCTATGGTTTTTTGGAGGCTTGTCGTATACAGATCCTTAGCTTTAGAGTACTCACCAGCATTACACGTTTCGAAGAGCTTTTTAACGACGCTAGACGGGCTGGAGAAGTCAAACGCATTGCTTACAGAGTTCCCGCCCGCAGAACATCCGTCGAGCAAAAAACACAAACACGCTCCGATTAAACCGATGTATCGTCCCATAGCTTGGTTCCTTCCTTGGATCGCAACATTCTACCGGATTTCTTTCCCTGTGCATAGGGGTCAATTGCCAAATCCCGCCGAACCTCTAGAATTCAAAGCACATGGAAGCCCTCCAAACCCTCCAAGTCCGCCGCGTTCCCTTTTCAGCCGACCTGCTCCAGCCAGGGGATTATTGCTTCATCGCCAAGCGCGAGCCAATTCGCACGTTTGATATCCAGCGCTTACAGCCGCCGCAGGGTTTCTTCCGCCTTCTCTTGTGGGGCATGTTCGGCAAGAAAACTGCCCTCAAGGAAACGATTGAAATCGTGTGGCCCGACTACGATGCAATCGTGATGAACTGCCCGCATTGCAGTCAGCCAATAGCGACCACGAAAGACCACAGGATTGTGAGCATAGAGCCGCTCACCATTGTAAAGCCTTTGGCGTGCGCCTATTCGCGCGGGGTTGGACGGTACGACGCGCCGACAATCGCTTTCGAAATAAAGGACGGAAACATCATGCCCGCGTAATGGCATCGCCCACCCTCAACGCCAAACAAAAGCCAAGCTGGTCCATCCGCAGCGCCTTTAAGCGTCTGAATCCGTTCGCATCCCGCATTGAACCGGAGTTGTATTCCCAGGAGCAGGGCGGCGTGAAAATGACCCGCTACGGAGTGGTGAAGGGCGTTGGAGGGAAGTTCAGCGAGATCGAATCAGGCAACCAGTTCGTCATCGAACGGCCGGGCGCGAATCACATCGACCCCGAACGGGCGATGGCAAACAACAAAGGGTATGTCTATGCTGCGGTGAATGCGATTGGCCGCGAGGTGCAGAATACCGACTTCCGTTTGTTCCAAGAGAGCGGCAAGGACCGAGAGGAACAGACCGAACATGCCGCGCTTGACCTTTTGGACAGCGTGAACTCGGACATGATTGGCTCCGAGCTGAAGTACCTGACCTCCGCCCATCTGAACCTTGTCGGCAATTGCTACTGGCTTTTGACGGACAAGGCAGGCAATCCCGTTAAGGACGAGCTGACGAAACCCGACGCCATCTATCTCCTCGACCCAACCAGGACAAACGTCATGGTTGACCGCTCGCAGTTCCCCTTCAAAATCACGGGCTACAAGATGCGGATAGAAACGCGCACTATCATCTTTAGTCCCGCGTGCATCATCCACTTCCGTTTGCCCGACCCTGGCAATCAGTACGAAGGCAAAGGCATCGTACAATCCGGCGCGGAGTACATCGACAACGATAACTATGCGATGGAGTTCAACCGTAAGTTCTTCATGAACGGAGCGCGGCCGGCCGGCTTCCTTGAGAGCGAAGCAGTTGCTGAAACCCAGATTGAATCTCTGAAGATCAGCTTCATGGATATGCACGGCGGCATCGAGAATATGAACCGCATCGCCGTCTTGCCCAAGGGAGTGAAGTGGGTCGGAGCTGGAGCAACGCCGAAGGATATGGACTTCAAGAATCTGTCGCTCGTCATGCGCGACCGAATTCTTATGCTATTCGGTATTTCGAAAACTATTTTAGGCACCGCCGAATCAGACACCAACAGGGCAACCGCGGAGACAGCAGACTACGTATTTTCAAAGCGTGTTGTCAAGCCGCACATGCAGCTCATCTGTGGATATTTGAACGAGAAATTGATTCCGCGCTACGGGGATGATTTGTACATCACGTTCATCGACCCCGTGGCAGAGGACCGCGCCGCACGCACGACCGAGATGCAAGCATCCGTCGGCAGCCAGCCCGTGCTTACGATCAACGAAGCTCGCGAAAACTTCATGGGCCTGGGGCCGATCGACGGAGGCGATGTGCTCATGCACCCGACCGCCATGGCTCCGGTAGGCGAAGCGGCGCCGGGCGGCAACGGCGACGTCGACCCCGAAGCCAACGGACCAGCCCAAAGTGATGCGAATAAAACAATGAAAGCCGCGAATGGCATGCGCGTTGCCTTCCGGCCTATCAGGACTAAGCTACGCACCCGCGCCAAGCAGCGCCAGGAGTTGGGCGGGAATCTCGCAAAGAAAATCGCCGATGCGTTGAAGGAAAAGCTCGCGACCAAAGCATTCGAATCATCGAAGGAAAAAGATGAAGCGGTCTGGAAAGAGTTCAGCGAGTACACCCACGCGGCGGAAAAGGAGATTACCGAGACAATCCAGAAGCTGAACGCCGAGCAGAAAAAGGAAGTCCTTGCCAATCTGCCGAATGCCACGAAAGGCATCGACCCTTCCAAGTTGTTCAATCTCGACAACTGGATTTCAATTACCACGAGCGCGCTCACGCCCACGATGGAAACTTTGTTTGAGCATCAAGCCCTCGCAGCGGCAGCGGAGATCGGCAAGCCGGACCTGAATCCGTTTAACGAAACCACCCGCGCGGCGGTGAAGCAGTCCGTCCAGATGATGTCCGAAAGCTACAACCAAACCACGTTGGAGGCTCTTGAAACGCACATCAACGAAGGCATCCAGGCCGGGGAATCGCTAGCAGATATTTCAAAACGCGTTGAGCAGATTTACGAATGGAGCGACACGTCCCGCGCGGCGACCGTGGCAAAGACTGAATCTTTCCGCACGGCCAACAGTGCGCTCAAGGAAGCGTGGAAGCAGTCCGGCGTCGTGAAGACGGTCCGGTGGTACACAAGCGACCTGGATAACGTCTGCCAGTTTTGCGAATCCATGAACGGCAAGACCATTCCGATTGACGACGTCTTCTTCAAGAACGGCGATTCGATAACGGCGGGAGATGGCGACAACGCAAAGACCATGTCGCTCGATTACGGTGACGTTGGTTTTCCGCCTCTTCATCCGCTCTGCGCTTGTTTCATCCGCCCGCAAGATATTGCAATCTAAGTTATCAACATGGCGCAAATCACTAATCCTCTTTACTGTTAAAGCAAATGACACTCGATGGCGTAGCCAACTTCATAAATCTGACGGTAAGCGAGGGCTACGATGAGAACGCGTACGTGATCGGCGTCGAGTCCGGCGGGGCTACGCTGCCCGCGGCTCCATTCAACGTCATTTATTGGAACTCGACCGACTACCCAAGTCCCGACAAAGATCCGGATGTAGAGATTGACCGCGTCATCTCGGTTGTGGGGAATGTCATCACCCTGGCAAACAACGGCACCTCCCGCACGGCGCAGGAAGGCACAACGGCATCGGCCAAGAACACGCCCAGCAAGACCTATTCCCTGATGCTCGGCATCACGGCCAAGATGATTGCGGATATCAGCAATAATCTCCAGAAGCCGTGGCGCCTGGTTACGGTGAACGGCGCGATCGACGGCAGCAACGTAACTTTCACGCTCAATGGTTCGATTGCACCCTTCGACCCAAACTCGCTTCAGCTATCGCTCGCCCGCCAGCCACAGCTTCAGGGTATTGACTACACGTTCTCAGGCACTACCATTACCTATGTAACACCCCCCGTTGTCGAACTCGCAGGTCAACCCCACATTTGTCAGTACCAATGAAAACGTTTCGAACCATCGCTATCGCTTTCGGAGTCGCCATCGCCTTGCAACTGGCTGGCGTTTCGTTTGCGGCGCCGTTTCCCACGGGCTTGGGCGGAACGGGAACATCCACCACTCCACTGGCGGGGCAAGTGCCCATCGGGACGAACGTTGGAACGTACGGTCCGGCCTATCTTCTTTGTACCGGGAATTGCTCGGTAGCCACTTCGAGCGGAGCAATTACCATCAACGTTCCGCCGCAGACGACATCAACCGTTCAGATTCTTCCGGTTGCAGTAGCCGCGAACAGTTTTTCAATCGTAGGGGACGGGACGTACGTCAGTGTGACGAATCCGGGAACATCGACCATTCAAGTTTCACTCTCAACCGCCAAAGTGCTCCAGCTCCTTTCGGCCGCTTCACCGCTCACGTATAACAGCTCGACTGGCGCGTTCTCTTGCCCGTCCTGTCTTACGTCGCTGAACGGCGCCTTGCTCGTGGCGAACAATCTTTCGGATGTTGCCTCGACCTCAGCCGCGCGGCTCAACCTCGGTTTGGGTTCGATTGCAACCTTCAGCAAGACGGATTACCTTACATCGAGCACGCTCTATGTTTCGTCCGTAAATGCCTCGAATGGAGCGGTCACCATAACCTCATCCTCGCTTGGGGTCATCGGCCCTTCGAACTTCTTGGCGTCTTCCACGCAGTATGTGTCGAGCCTGAATGGGGCGACGGGAACCGTAACCATCACGTCGTCATCCCTCGGCGTTGTCCAGTTCGCGACGACGACCATCAACGGCAATCCTTCGCTCACCTTCTATATCGTGGGCGACGGTACGACGGTCACCTCGACCGTATCGGGAGCCACGACGACCTTTTCCATAATCACGAGCGGCAACTGGTCCGGCCCCTGGCAGGGCGTCAGTTCCTCGACGTTTTACCTTGCCAGCAATCCGAAAGGATACGGCACTTCGAATGTTTCGACCTCGACGGCAAATACGTGGATCGCTTCTCAGACGTTTGCGCTAGGAACAACGAGCGCTCAAGATTTTGAATCGACTCTGTACGCCGATCAGTTTTCGGGTTCGGACATGAGCGCGAAAATAAACTCGGCCTACGCGAGCTCGTCCGCGACTGGCGTGGGCATAGGGGTTTCTACGAATGTGTGGAATGATTTTACGCCGATTGTCATCGCTTCGAGCGGGGTTCCGGCGAGTATCTCGTGTCCTCCGGGAACACAACTCAACTTTCAAGCCAGCACGGGTACCGCTCTGAATTTTAACGTTGGAAACAATTTAGGAATTCTTACAGGTCTCGGTACATGGGGATGTTTTTATAAGGCACCATTTGCGCCGCTCGGCACGACGAGCACTGTTGGGATTAGCATCTTGTCGCCGGGAGTAGCTGTAGAGAATAGCGCGGTGGAACATTACAATGTTGGAGTGACGTTTGGGTCGAACGCCTATCGGGATACGCTGATGAACACCAATGTCTTCAAGAACACGCAAGATCTTCTCTGGAACGGGACATCGAACTCCGGCGAGAATGACAACTTGATTGACGACACTATTTTTGACGCATACACGGCCACAAATTGCGCGGACAACGATAGTGGGAACTACATGGATATCAATATGTTTGGTGTGAGCTTCGATAACTGCCAATACGCGCAAAACAGCACGAGCGGTGCGGCAGAAGACGACACCCACATGATTGGCACTCACCAAGAGAATTCCGATGCCATAGCAAGCAGTTCGTTCACACCCTATCCCTTCGTGGTCAACGCGAGTTCAACCGTCAATAATAATTTCATAGGCATTTTGGATAGCCAATTCCTGCAAGATGGTTCGACGATAGCAAATACCGCTCCATGCTATTTTGATAACCGTGCAGACCTAGATCTTGACGACGTGAGCGCAGCAAAACTGAGCGCAGCAACAACGACGGCGAATCTTCTTTGCGACAACTATGCTTTCGCAAGGACTTCCATCGAAAATCTCCAGGTTCCCTCCTCGACCTCCGCAGGCGTAGCGTATATCGTGAACGGTCTCGGAAACCCACAAGACGTGCAACAGGCAAACATCGTGGGAGCCACCATTGAAAACCTCACGGACTGGCAGGGTGATTATTATGCGAACGGCAACATCAATGCCTCCGGCACGCTCTCGCAAAGTGGGGTTCCTGTTGCGCTTGACACGACGCAGATAAATAGTGGAGGCATACTCTCCGGCGGAGGCGCACTTTCGTCAAACCAAACCATATCGCTTTCGACCTCCACCCTCCAGACCCAAGTTGCGGGTTTAGGATTCATTACTTCCGCACCGGCTACCGCGACCATAGGAGGAGTACCCGCACCCTTCAACTTTACGATAGCCACGACCACCACCGGCACCCCGTCGATAAGCACGTCCACTTCGGGCGGTTCAAGTACCGTTGCCTTTACCGTCCCCGACACCTTCACCCTCACAACGACAACACTCACCTACTCGGCGCAGATATTCGCGACAACCACGGTGACCACAATCACCAATACCACGAGTCCTACCGCAGTGGTTTCGACCACGATCCCCGGCAACACGCTCGGCAACGCTGGGCAAGTGTTGAGAGTTCAAATTAACGGAACCTATCTAAACACGAGTTCCACGGCGCAAAACCTTATAGCAGGAGTTTACTTCGGTGGTGTCGAAATCGCGGGCAATACCACCATCGCCGCCATAACCACAAGCACCACTCCGCAAGCCTTCACGGAAACATTCCAAATGTCCAACGCTTCAGGCACGACCAATAACCAGATCAGCAACCTAGTAACTATGTGGGGAACTACCACCGGGAACCGGACGGGCAACCTTTCAACCGTAGACAGCACGCAGCCGCAATCATTCCAGGTTAAATGGAATCCCTCGGCTGCAAGCACGCTCAACACGGTCACGGTGAATTCGGTAAGTATTATGCTTGATGGGGCGACAACAACGGTCGTGACGGGAATGACGTACCGATAGGGCTACTTTCGCTTCAACTACGACCAAGCCGAGCTTCTGCCAGTAGGGGGCCAACGCTTTCTACTTAATCCACTCGCTTGCGAGAACCACAGTCGTCATTCGTGAACCTTGCGCATAATAATCGTTTCCCCCTGAGTTCGAAAGCACGGTGCAAAAATAGTTGTGCTTCGGAACTTTCTTGGTAAGGACAATCCGAACCGTTCTTACGGGCATAGTGTACTTCTGATTAGTCTCCAAAGTTTTTTCCAGTGGGATCTCCGGCGCGAAGACTTCATCGCCTGGTACCGCAAATCCGTCAGTCTCCGAACACAGCCCGATTTTCAGCGTGTGTAGGGTTACAGACCCGGATGCAAACACCATCATCTCCGCAATCCTGACCACGACGACCCCGTCCTTTCCTACAGTGTACGAACCAGCCACTTCGTAATTCACCGCCGATCTCGTGCGCGGTCGGTTCACTTGGTAAAGATGAAATGTTCCATGCTGCGCGCTGAGTGGAGATTCCATCAGCGAGAATATCGCCAGGAGAAACACGCCTGTCCGCAATGCCATCGAGACATGCTAGCACGTCCGCTCGTCCCATCCGCGATGCATGGATTCCATCTTGAGACGTGCAGCCTGACCAATACGTTCTACTTCAGTTGTCGATCCCAAGATCCTTTCGTACCATCTCGCCAACATGCACTCGTAGCACACCGAATTCCTTCCCGCGTTTCACCTGTGCTTCGTCTTCGCCCAGTCTTCCCTTTGAAAGATCCATGGCTAAGTCTAAAGAGTGCTTTAATAGCTCACCAATGGCTTCGCTCACGTCATTACTACACACAACCGCTACGAGCATCTGGATGCCCAAGAGATCGTCATGGATGGCATCAAAGTCATTCGCTGCCTTCCTGCGCCTGAGCGTGTCGGTCAAAAATTCACCGTCCTTCATGCGATGCGAAACCATGAAGTCAGTAACCCGGTCATTCAGCTTCCCCATCGTTTTGATAGCTTCAAAAGACACTTCTTTCCGGATATCCCGTGCCCACGCCTTCGTGAGAAGCGTATCCTTGATTTCTTCTGTCGCTTTCGTAATCGCCGTAGTTTGCGCGACCACCTTGTCCAGTTCCTTATGGACCGCATGAATCTCGCCGCGCTTCGAAATGTATCCTCCGAACAAGCCGCCTAAGAAGCTGGCTCCAACGGTCAATACGGGGACAATCCAAGGTTCCATGTCCCGCCATTCTACCGCTTGCCAAATCCTGCACGCTTTGTACAGTTAATCCATCCCCCATGTATGGATATTCCGGCTACGCAACCAACACCTACGCATCGAGTCGCATCGCGGGCGTCATCGCCCCGCTCGTTGAACTTGCCATGCGCACGCTAAGCCTTGGATTCAACATCGTTCAGCCCTACGTCGTTACCCAAGATGATTTTGGCTACGGCCTTCCTTTCACGCTCTTGGACGGCAGCGGAAACCCAGTGGACCTCAACTCTGCCTCGCTCACGATCAACGTGCAGGACACCCAGGACGACACGGAAACCATCCTGTTTAGCGGTGTTATGGCAGTGGATGACGGTCCGGACGGGACCTGCCATTACCGCATCGCAGCGGGCAATTTCCCGAACACCGGCACGTTCCTCGCCCAGATTGTGGCCACCTGGTCGCCGAACGAAATCCTCACGTGGAACGGATTGAAGATAATCGTCGCGCCCCGCCTGCCCGAATAAGTTATGCACAACTTTACCTGTCTTGTCAGAAATCAAAGCACTGGTAAGGTTAAGCCATGAATAATAAAACTCTTATCGCGGTCGTAGTTGCGTGTTCGTTGGTTGGCGGTGTGGTTGGCGGTGCGGTTGCCAAGCCACTTCTCGGCGGCGACTTCGCGGGCGGCATCGTTCCGAGCCAGCTCGTGACTGGAAGCGGCTCCGGCGGATTGACTGGCAATGGTTACGTCACGCCGGTCGGCTCGCTCTCGAATGACGACCAGAACGGCGTCTCAATCGGCGGCAATGACCAGTACCACGGCCTTCTGGCTTACGTAACTGCTTCGGGAACGCTCCCGTCAGCCGGTTTCACTCTTGGCCCGTTCGGTTCCACGACCTCCACGGCCACGACGACCGTAACGGTTTCGGAAACCCAGGGCTTGAACATCGGAGCCATTTGCAGCGGCAGCACGGCGACGACCACGGCCTACATCGCAGGTTGCTTGCTCACTTCAACGAACGGCGCGACCGGCACGGCCACGGTAGCAGTTGGAAATATCACGGGCGCTGCGGTTACCGAAGTCAGTTCCACCCGCGTCAGCATTACCTTCGACCAACTTCCTTACTAACGGAGTGAATGAAGCCTTAAAACAATTTTCAGCCGATCTCCTCAAGGACTTCCAAGCAGCCCTCGTTAAGAATCAAAAAGACGTAGCGAAAATCAAAGCATCGGATGGCGGCACATTCAAAGTCGTCATCAGCACGTCGGACGAAGACCGGCAGGGCGATGCGCTCGACCAGTCCAAGTGGAAATTAGAAAATTACAAGCAGAACCCCGTTGTCCTCTGGGCGCACGATTATTACAATCCCCCTATTGCCATCTGCACGGGTATCAAGGTGGAAGGCGGCAAGCTGGTGGCCGAAGGCAAGTTCGCTCCGGCTGAACTGAATCCCTTCGCTAGCCAGATCGCGGGCCTCTACGAAGCGGGCTATATCAATACGACATCAGTCGGATACATGCAGCACGAGGACGGCGATTTGGAACTCTTGGAGTTCAGCTTCGTACCCGTTCCGGCCAACCCCTATGCCCTCTCGCTCCGCGAATCAAAGAAGCTGAATCTCGACATGGCGAGCCTTGTGATGAAGGGACTTTCCTTCACCACCAAGGGCGCCGTTCCCTTCAAGAGCCACGGCATTGTCGACGACATTGATGCGACGTGGGACGGCCCAGCCCAGGTGAAGGCGTGCGGCGATGATTTAGACAAACTGAAGTCCATCTGTACCTGGTTCGATTCAGAGAATAACGAAAAGAAGTCCGCCTACAAATTGCCTCATCACCGCGCAGAGGACATGAAAGCAGTCTGGAAAGGCGTGGCGGCGGCGATGGGTGCGCTCATGGGTTCGCGCGGCGGCGTTGACATCCCGGAGGGCGACAGGAAAGCAACCTATTCGCATTTGGCCAAGCATTACAAAGAGTTCGGCAAGGAAGCGCCGGACTATGAGAAGGCGGTGGAACTTTTTCAAATTCTAAAAAAAAGTCCCGAACTGCTGGATACCGTATCCAAAAGCCCGCAAATCGGCGACCACTGCGAGCTGGACGACGGAACGCCCGGAGTGCTCGCGGAGGACAGCGACAATCCAGGCGAGATGGTGTGCGTTCCGGCGGGCGGCGACAAAAGTAAATTCGAAGCCATGAATAAAGAACTTATCAAAAACATCACAGCGGAACATACGAGGCACGGCGAGGCGGTCGGTAAGGCAATCGATGAGTTTTCCGAGAAGTGTATGGGTGGCGCGGAAAAAGCCATCGAGGAATACAAGGGCGAGATGGATACCGAGCAGGACTCCCACCTTGAGAAGTGCATGAAGGCCATTGATGAAGGCTACGAGTTGGAAGACCAGAAGAAAGCCATCGACGAGTTCAAGTCCGAAATGAAGGCCGAGCATTTGAACCACGTCAAGGCATGCGATAAGGCAATCGAGGAGTTCAAGTCTGCCTTCCCGGAAGACGGCGAAGACAAGGATAAAGAGAAAGCTATCGAGGAATACACGAAGGCCATCGGCACTGAATTAGAGCGCCACAAGGCCGCGCATATGGAAATGTGCAAGGCGGAGATGGGTGAAGGCGAGGACGACGGTAAGGGGGAGAAAACCATCGTGAAGGCGGGCCGGGTCATTTCTGCCAAGACCCAGGAGAAGATTGACGCCATCGTAAAGTCTATCGAAGAGTTCCACGCAAAGCATTCTGCCGACCATGAGGAGTTCACCAACAAAGCAATCGCGGCCCTTAAGGAGCTTACGGCTCAGCCAGAGGGCGACGAGGGGAAGGAAACGTCGGACGAAAAGTCCGCGACCCCAAACTCAAGGTCGAGAATCTCAGGAGCGAATGGCGGCAGGAAGTCCAGCTCGGAAGAGCTTGAGGCGTACCTACTCGGCCAACGGCTCGTGAGACAGATCAAAACTGTCTCCGAGACCGGCTTACGGCAACTCAATGAGAAGCTCGAAAAGCTGTATCCCCGGAAATAGTTCTGATCTCCCACAACAAATAAATCAGTGGACACAAAAGAAATTTTGAAGTCGGTTGAGGAAACCGTCAGCAAGGGTTTCAACGACTTCATGGAGCAAAAGCTCATCCCCACGATGGAGGAAGTATCCATCAAAAACGCCCGCAAGGTTGTCGAGCAGATGACGCTCGATAAGTACCTCTTTGGCTATGACCGCACTGGCCTCTCGGAAGAGGTTAAGAAGGATTTCGCCGCGCAGGTGATTTCCGCGTTCAAGGGCCATGAATCGAAGGCAGTTCGCGTTACAAAAGCGAACGAAGCTTTGATTGAGGAACAGGACAACCGCGGCGGCTACTTGGTCCAACCGGAAGTTGCGGCAGCGATCCTTCGTATCGCCGCTTCGGTCGGAACGATCATGAAGCAATGTCAGAAGTGGCAGATGAAGACCGATGAATTGGGCATCCCCAATTTCACCGGCACCTTCCTCACCGGTTCTTACATCGGCGTTGATCTCCCCGGCGTGGTAACCGGACTTACGTTCGGCCAGGCCGTTTTGATCGCTCGCAAGTGGCAGCTCGCCTTCACCGTTGGCAACGACCTCTTGGCCGATGCTTCGGTTCAGTTGGGCGATTGGCTCTTGGCGATGGCAGGTGAGGCGCTCGCGAACATGATTGACCAGCAGGGATTCATCGGGCAGTCTTCGACCGCTCCGGGTCCTTTCGTTGGCATCTTGAACGCCGCGAACGTCAACACCTACACGATGAAAGCTAGCAACAGCCAGACGACCTATACGTCGTTCAATCCGGTAACGGATGCTGGCAACGTTGTTGCGACGCTTGAGGAATCAATCTTGGATGGAGCGGGTTGGTACATGCACCGCACCGTCTGGGCAGGAATCCGCACCGCGCTCGCTTCGACCTCCGGCTTGCCGTTCTTGTTCTTGAGCGGCGCCCGCGACGAGTTGGCGCATGATGCGCTCGGCGGTCCGATCAAGCCAGCAGGCGAGATGGCCGGCTTCCCGGTCTTCACGAACCGATGGCTTCCGGCGACGACCGTTGTTACGCAGACAAACACCTCATTCATGATCTTCGGAAATATGAAGGCGTGTGCGTTCGGCGACAAGGGCGATATCCGCGTCGGCAACTTCCAGTCCGGTTCGTTTGGTGGCAAGGAAATTGCCCTCACCGACCAGTCTGGCATCGTCTACAAGCATCGCCACGGTTTCGTGGTCGTGCTTCCCAAGGCTTTCACTGTCGTTTATACGGCAGCTTCGTAAGCTCTTTCCGGTCCGGCTTGCAGTTATTCCTGATTGCAGGCCGGAACGGATTCATAAACCGCCCGTCGAACTATTGCGGAAATCCGCGAGGTTCGTCCCTTCCGATTAAAGTCGAGGGAAGGCAGGGGCCAACAAATTATCACCATGCGTTTTAGTGCATATGATGACGTCCATAACGTCACGAGCATCGTCCCGCAGAGCGTGAGCGGTTCAAGCGCCGTGGATGGCGTTTCGGTCGATACCTCGGGGTACGACAACGCGAAGCTCCACGTCTACGCGGTACTGGCGTCGGGAACTCCCTCAGCCGCATCGCTCGTCGTTACGCTCCAAGAGTCGGCAGACGGTTCGACGAACTGGAGCAACGCCCTCGATAACACGGGCACGGTTATCGGCTTCACGCTGAACACCCACAGTGCAGACGGAGTGAACGCGGCACGCATCGAAGGCCTCAACCTTAACCGGAAGCGGTATCTTCGTGCGGTCATCACGCCGACCTTCACAGGCGGCTCGTCACCGGCCAGTGTTTCCTACGCCGAAATAATCTTCGGTGGCGCTGCTGGACAACTTCCAGTCACGACGACCGTTTCAAATACTTAGTATTTGAACTTTCGCCAGCAGGTCTTCTTTACCGGAGGCCTGTGGCGAGGGTATTCCCCTCCGCAACAATGGCAGAAAAACTATCTCCCTACGCCTTAACTTCTTTGCAGCGCGTCAAAGATCGGCTGAATCTTAACAACATTCAAAACGACGCCGTTCTTACGCGCGTGATTAACGCCTCAACCGACCTCATTGAGCGGGCGTGCGGCAAGAGCGGAATAGAGCGATACCCGAACGACGGACACTTCGTTCAGAAGAAATATACGAACGAGGTGTACAGCGTGCGGGGCACCCGCCAGGAGACCCTTCTGCTCCGCAACGCCCCCGTTACCTATCTCATCGTTACGGGCGATCTGACCACTAATTCCCCTGTCGTCGCGAACGTTACTCCATCCATTGGCATTGTCGCCGGAATGCCTCTCTACGCCATCCAGGGCCTCTTTCCGCAGGGAACGACCGTCCTCTCGGTATCCGGCTCCAGTGTGACCATGAGCCAGCCAGCGAGCGTTACGCAGACCGGAGCGGTGTTCGAAATCAGCGGCCTCATTTCGTTCCAGTGGCGGGCGGGGACTCCAAGCAACCCGAGCTGGACTGCCTTCATCACCGACCAATTCGAATTGGAGCAGCAGGGCTACTCCGGTATTGTGCGCGTGTACGGGGCGATGCCGCGGATCTATTCGAACATGCTCCGCGCGACCTATGTTGCAGGCTTCCCCGTCAAATGGGAAAACGCCGGCGACGGGGTCTCGCATCAGTTGCCGACAGACCTTTCGAATACCTGCGAAAACATAGCCGTCCGTATTTTCAAACGCCTTCCCTTGGACGGCAAGGCAAGCGAGTCAATGTCAGGCGCAACGACCTCATGGCGAAACGACCTCGACCAGATGGATAAGGACACCATCAACCGCTATACCCGATTCACCACTTTCTAATGGCAACATTCCAAGTACAAATCCCCAATCTTCCGGCACTCCAAGAAGCGTTTGCGGAGTATCCGGCCATCTCCCAGCCCATCATTCAAAATGCCATCGTCGCGGCGCAGGCCATCTTAGCGAAGTTCACCACCGGCGCTACCGTCCCCATCCGCACCGGTTATCTCGTCCAAAATTGGGGATTCGAAATAGGCAATATGTTCGCCCGTTGGTTCCCGAAAGCCAACTACGCTCCTTTTGTGGAGTTTGGCACCGCCCCGCACCTTATCAGACCCGTAAACAAGCGCGTCCTTGCGAACGTGGCGACGGGCCAGGTGTTCGGCACTCTTGTTCACCACCCCGGCACGAAAGCGAATCCTTTTCTTGAAAGAATCATTGCCGCTTCCCAGCCCGACATCGAAACGCTTTTCATCCAAGCGCTCGAAAAGATAAACGCACAAATCGTTTCACAATCTAATGCATAGCTTCGCTCAGAATATGAAAAATGCGATCGTGAACGACCTCCAGGCCCTGGTTACGGCCGGTACCTTGGGTTCCTATTCAGTCGACGACTTCACGAAGCTGAATCCACTCGAGCGGACGTGGGGCGCGTTCCCTTCGGCCATCATCATTCCTCCGACCGTCAGCGCTTCAGAACCCGCCGACACCGCCACGAACATTCGCGAATACACCTGGTACGTGGGAGTGGTAACCACCCCTGAAAATCTGCCAAAAACCGACCCGACCTACCTTGAAGGGCTGATGGATGCCGTGCTTCAGGTCTTCGATAACGACGTTACCTTGCAAGGCATGGCCGTAGGCGGCGTCCTACCGGCCATTCTTGACCCTCCGGGGCCTGTGAGTAGCGCGAGCGTGACATATGTCGTGTTCGCGGTTAGTCTTAAGGCAAAAGCACTTGTACCCAGTTCCGTTCAGCAATAAACCTAATTATCAACAACGTGGATATACCCACTGCAACCAACAAAATGATTGACAGCTCGGAAGCCCAAAACAAAGTGGCTGATACGCCGACGAGTGTGCGTGCCGTCTCCCAGCTCATCAACGAGTACTTCTTCCCCGGTGGCGGGGTGTGGAAGCCCATGACCATCAAAGCTCCGAACCGCGAACAGGCGGAGGAGATTCATAAAGACACCCGCGAGCCGCTTATACCGGCAGAAGAAAAGGTCGGTGAATCAACCAATAACGAATAACCATGTCACAGAAAGGAATTGGAAGACTCGTCCAATACGGGTATGCAAAGGAAGCCACGCGTGGGACAGCCATCAGTGCTGCAACGGCCTGGTCGCCGTGGGATGACCTCGATTTTGACGAGAAAGCCGACAACGTCTCTGCCGACCAGGCGGTAGGCGTGATTGAAAACTCAATCGGAGAATACCGGGTTAAGAACTTTGCGGACGGCAGTTTCAAAATGCCGCTCACCGATCTCAGTTCACCGCTGCTTTTTCTCTCCATGTTCGGGGCGCAAGCGGTTGCAACGCACGCTGGAGAAACCGTAGTCTATGACCACACCTTTACCGTAGGGGAGACAGCCCAGCATCAATCGCTCACGATGTTCGTGCATGATCCGCTTGGCGGGACTGATTTCAGCCATGCGAACGGCGTCATTCACAAAATGACCCTCGACGCGCAGCTCAAGAAGTTTGTTCAGCTCTCCATGTCCGTGCGAGCGCAGAAAGGCGTTTCGCAATCGGCTTTCAGCCCCTCGATTGTCGCGGAAAACCGCTTCATCCCGCAGTACATGACGTTCAAGTACGCGACGACGGCATCGGGATTGTCCGGCGCGACTGCGATAGCGTTGAAGAACATCAAACTTGATATCGACGCGGACATTGAAGACCAGGAAGTGTTGGGCAGCGTTGCCCCAGCAGACTTCTTGAACAAAGAGTTCAAAGTGAGCGGTACCTTGGAGGCGATCTATCAGAATCTGACGGATTTCAAAAACATCTTCCTCGCCACGCCGAACGTCGGCCAGGCGATGCTTATCGACTTGAAGAACACCGATGTAACGATCGGCTCCGCAGCGAATCCCGAACTCGCCATCACCTTGAACCAGGTTTTCTTCAAGGACCTCGGCATCAAGAAGAGTTTGAAAGACGTCGTGTACCAGACGTTGAAGTTTTCGGCCACGTATAAATTGGCCGACACGCAGATGATAAAAGCCGTCATCACGAACACCCAGAGTGGTACGTACTAATCAAGGTCGAAACTCATAATCCTCATCACATGTCTGAAATCAAGACTAAGAGCATTACGACCCCATCGGGTGTCGTGATCGAACTGAAGGATCAGCTCACCGGCGGAGACTTTCTCGACGCGAGCGATTCTCCCACTGAGCTTTCTAAGGTGCAGTTGAGCAAGCGCATCATGGACGTTGTCGTCATTTCGGTGAACGGCGCAACCACGGACATTCCGAACGCCCTCCGCGCCCTTCCGTTTGCCGACTACGCCTTCGTAAGCAAGGAAGTCGCGAAGCTCATCAATCCGGATTTTACGGAGGCGAAGACTCAGGCGTAGACGTTCTCTGGCACGAGTTCTTCGCCATCGGCAGAGCGCAGCTCCCCGCCCAGATGAAAGCGGCAATCTTATGCCGCGAAATGAAATGGAGTTGGGAAGTCTATTGCAGCCAGCCGCAGTGGTTCATTACCATGCTTCTCTCGATGCTCCAGAACGAGGCGGAGCAAGCCGAACGCAGAAATAAATGACCTTGCCAGAGCGTTCGTTAGGGTGCATAGTTAGCGGGTTGAAAGGTCGAAAACCAAATTGAAGATTCCATGCAAACATTCGCCATTCTATTCGTGTTCGCGTTCTGCCCTCTTGCGCTATTCGCATTCATAATCGGCGGCGCCATCTACCGCGCCAAACAGCACAAGAAGGTCTGGGACGCGGCGGACAAATATCTAAAATCCTAACGCCATCATGGAGTCCGAGCTTGAAATCCTCGTAACAGCCGTCGATGAAGCATCGGCAACGATGGCTGAAATTGCGGACTCCGTCAGTGGGATGGCCGAGGATGTGGCGGCGGGAACCGATGCCGCCGGAGCCAGCTTTGCCGAGTTCGGGCTTCAGGTAAACGAAACCACAGGTGAGATTGAAGACGCCCTGCTTACTCAGCAGGAGCGTTTTGACATGGCTGCCGCAGTCGTCGCGCAAGATTCAGAAGAGATGCAGCAGCTCATGCTCGACACGGGAATCAGCGCCCAAGAGGCGGCAGCAGTGATTGCCGAAGCCGATGCCGACATTGCCGCATCGTCCGAGGAAGCCGCTACAAGCTCCGCCGGAGCGTATGCAGGGCTTGCCGCGATCGCTGGGATAGCCTTTCTTGGCATCAAAAGCGCCATCAGCGACGCCGTATCTTCCGCAAAAGATTGGGACGAAACCTCAGCCCAGATTGTCCAAATACTCAAGGACACCGGCTCGGCAATTCCCCTTTCCCAGGTTCAGGCGTACGCACAACAGCTCCAAGCGACAACCCTCTTTTCACAACAGGACGTGCTTTCCTCCGAGGCGCTCATTTTGAGCCACGCGCAGTTGCAGGGTTCATACCAAAACGTCACGTTCATGGCCGCAGATCTGGCGACCAAGATGGGAACGGACCTTCCGAACGCGACGCGGATGCTCACGAACGCCCTCACCGACCCAGTGGCAGGATTGAACCAGCTCATCCGCCAGGGCAACATCGACTTCCCGGCCGCCACCGTCACCATCATCGAGAATATGGCGAAAGTGGGCGATAACGCCGGAGCCGACGCGCTCATTTTGAAAACGCTCCAAGATTCCATCGGCGGGGTAGCAAGCGCCGCGGCGGGCGCGCCCGGCGCAGCGCTTACTCAGCTCAGCAATCAAATGACGGCTTTAGGAACGGTCATCGGGAATGACCTTTTGCCGCTTCTTGATGCTATCGCGAAAGACCTTGAGCCGATCATCCAAGACATCACCGCGTGGGCCGAAGCGCATCCAAAACTCACGGACGCCATTATCATTGGTGCCATAGCCCTTGCTGCGCTCTTGCTCGTGATAGGTCTCGTTGGCGTTGCGATCATCACCGTTACCCCTGTCATCGAAGTGGTTGGCGTTGTTATCGCCGCCATTGCCTCTCCGATTGGCCTCGTGGTCATTGCTATCGTCGCGCTCGCGGCGGCGATCTATTTCAACTGGAACCTTATCAAAACGGATACGGAGACAATTTGGACCGACATCAGCAACTTCATCGGTACTATCTGGACCACCATCCAGAACACCGTGAAGGCGGGAGTGGACTACGTTATCTCCGCCATCAACGCCTTCATTAACGCGCTCGACGCCATCCACATTTCCATACCGTCAATCTCAATTCCCGGAACGAAACTCGCCACGCCCTCCGTCAATTTAGGCTTCAGCATTCCTGATATTCCAATGCTCGCGGAAGGGGGATTTGTAACGCAACCGACCTTGGCCCTTATCGGCGAAGCCGGGCCAGAAGCCGTGATCCCACTTTCAGGCATGGGCGGGGGAGCAGGCGGGCAGCAAATCGTTATCAATATCAATGGCGGTGTTTTTCCGGCGGACGGCTCGACCATGAAGCAGATTGGCGACCTTCTTGCGAAAAGCATCCTCCGCGGCCTTAAAGTAACCGGCTATGCACTCTGATGAACCCGGTAGTCGTCACCTGCAATTCGTCTGACATCTCAAACTCCGTCGACTGGAAGTCGATTGACGCAGTCGCGCAGATGACAAAGGACGTGGGGACGTTCAAAGTTTCAGTCCGCCAGAACGCAGCGAACCCCACTTCCGTCACGGTCCCAGTAATCGGCGATACCCTCAGCCTTTACGATTCAACCGGCCTCATCTGGGCTGGCACCGTCACGGAAACCGAAGCGATCATCTCCGGGTTGATGATTACGTGGCAAATTACCGCAACCGACTGGGGATACCTTTTGAACGGAATCCTTATCAGAGATAACTATTCCCAGCTCGACCCGCACGACATCGTCCTCGACATCATCGCCCAAGCCGACCCTCTTGGAGCCAAAGGCTTCACGACGAACCACGTCCAGAAGGGCAACTTCCTCATCCCTTCTATCAAGTTCAACTACCAGCAGCCTTCAAAAGCACTACAATCTCTTGCCAACCTCATCGGCTGGGATTGGTACATCGATCCGAATAAGGACGTTCATTTCTTTTTGGGCGATGTTGACGACGGCGTGGGCGAAGGGGGTATTGCTCCGATCTTCGTGAATACGACCGGCGGGTATAACGGCGCAGACATCGAGTGGAACTCGCTAGACGTGGACGTGAATATCACGAACATGCAGAACAGCGTCTTTGTCATCGGCGGGACGTACCCCAAAACCTTCACAGCCATCACAACGCCCGACACCTTCCTTACTGACGGCATCCGCCAGTTCTTCAGCGTTTCGTATCCTTATTACTCTCCGACCGCCGTTTCCTTTGAAGCCGTTCCCATAACGGTTACTCTGGCCGGCACGCCCCAGACCGTTGGCATCGCGAACCAGGATGACCCGGCCAGCTTCCAGGTCATGTATAACTCCGCGCAACGCTGGGTTCAGTTCACCGCTGGTGCGCCTGGCAGCGGGCAGACCGTCAAAGTGTTCGGCACGGCCAAAGTTCCCATCATCGCCCACGCTTCCGACGCTTCAAGCATTGCCACCTACGGTGAGTACCAAGGGGTTATCACCGATACGAAGATTTTGAGCGTTCCTGAAGCCCAGCAGCGCGCACTAGCCCAGATCCTCCAGTTCGGCCATCCGGTGTATGACGTGAAGTTCAAAACCTTGATACCCGGTTGCAAGATAGGGCAAGCCATCAATTTTGACCTTACCGCGTTCGGCCTTACGGATACTCTCATCATCAAGCGAATTGAAGTCACGGGCTTTGTGCCGGGCGCGAACGGAATGCTTGAGTATCAGATCGAGGCAATCGGTTCTGATGTCGTTACTTTCACCGATTTGATGCAGAGCATCTTGCAGCAGGAAAGTAATCAGACAACCGTGGACGATTCGACGGTTACCGAAAATTGGGAAGGCGCGGAGGAGGAGGCAATCGTCACGGAAACTCTCCAAACGCCCGTTACAACTTCCATGCCTTACGAGTTAGGTGTTGCGGCCTCCAATCAATTCCGCCTCGGCTTCGCACGGCTCTCCTGATATGCACATAGGCCTTTTTCGCATAGCACCCTACAATTAATCCAAACCCCCATGAACATTGAACAGGACGGTGTAAGAATCACCGGTACAGTAACGGTTCGCTCGCATCCCGCAGGCACGATTGACGCGTACCACGCGCTCATCGCGCAAGGGCACCTGATCGAAGCTCAAAATCTTATCAAGGCCGGGGATGTGAAAGTCCAGCAGAAAAACATGATTGTCTGGTCGCTCAATTGCGGTTTCGACATTCTGGTCCAGTATCTCTTGAGCGCATACAATGGCAGTCTAGCCATCCCGCTCGGGATTGCTTGGGGGGAAATTGGCACCGGCAACACGGCGCCGATGAATACCGACATCGCCCTCACGACTCCAACCAACCGCGCGCCCGTCAGCTACGCCGCCGACAGCCAATACAACGAAGCGCAGCTCCAGTTCTTCTTCACGGACGGCACTTTGGCCAACACCACCTACTACGAGTTCGGTTCCTTCGTTGGCGGCTCATCGAGCCTCGGTTCGGGCAACATGTTCAACCACGCGCTATTCTCATCCCCATATGTGAAGACCGCTGGCGTCGATACGACCCTTGAGATCGACTTCGGATTTGCAAATTCATGAAATCAGTTCGTCTCCCGAGTGGCAGCACGTACTTCGCGCATGAACATAACGCGCTGCGTTCCGATGCGGCTGGTGCTGCGTTTCTCCATGTCCATCAGCAACTCGGTGCATTGGCGCTCGGGACGACGCCAACAAACAACCAGACTGTTACGCTCGATATCAACGGAACGAATGTCGTGCTTACCGCCGTTACGAGCATTGGAGCTACCGCAGGGAATGTTCTGATTGGAGGTTCAGCAGCAGCCTTTGTCGCGAATGTCATCACGCTGCTTCAAAATCCGACCGTTACGACAGCGACGGGCGTCGCGCTCTCCTCCGCGAATGCAATTCTCGTCCAGTATCTCGGCTGGGCGCTGCCATCCGGCGGAACGACCATCACGCCGTTTTCGCTCAATACTTCGACCTACTCTCCCCTCACTTCTTTCAGCGCTTCGACGACCGTCACAAGCGGCACATGGACCGCCCAAACGATGAAACTCTATGTCCAGCCGGGCACGTATTACGTCGGCACGACTCGCATCCTTTTCTTAGGTGGCAGTACGCCTACCATCACCGCGCCCTCGTCCCATCCCCGCATCGATCTTGTAACTGCCGATTCGAGCGGAACTATTGCGCTCGTAACGGGGACGGAAAACGCTTCTCCCGTTGCTCCGAGCTATCCCGTCAACAAGGTTGTAATCGCGGAGATTTATAACGTTGTCGGCGAAACCGCACTGTACGACAACGACAACCAGCAAAGCGGGCAGGGCTACGTACTGAATGACGTCCGGAGTTTTCTCACGGATGCCGGTTACATATCGAGCGCCAGCCAGATCGCGGCAGGCATCGTCATATTCGATCCCGGCAGCGACGCACAGGGTGATGTTTTGTACTACAACGGCGCCGGCGTGTGGGCGCGGCTTCCGGCTGGCACAAGCGGCGGGATACTAACGACGAATGGCGCAGGTGCAAATCCTTCATGGGGAGCAGCCGGCTTCAATGCGGCTAAGACAGGTGTCGCCGCGATGAATCAATCATCCGGCACGCAGACCATCGCCCACGGCCTCGGCAAGGTGCCTGCGCTCGTGAAGTTCACCGCATCCTACGGAACGACATCGCAGATTCAATTTACGGCAGGAGCGTATGATGGCACGAACTCATCGTGCATGTATTCAAACTCCAGCACGAACGTCGGACACTCAACCGCATTCAGCATCTATAACTTTGGCGGCTCGGGTGGTAATTTTATCACTGGCGTCGTAACGGTCGATGCAACGAACATCACTATCGTATGGTCGCAAACGGGCGGAGGCGGCACCGGGTCGTGGATGGTGTGGGAAGCATTCGGCTAACATGTTTCCACAATAAAGCAAGCACAACCGATGTCCGAAGAACGCACCACCGCCCGCGAGATAGCACAGGACAAGATGAATAACGAACAACATTCACAGCCATGAACGAATATCTCACACCGCAGAATCTCTTCGACGGCGCGATGCTCGCCATCATTGTCGTTGCGGCGATAGCGACGTGGCAAAATTCGAAGTCGGCGCAAAAGAGCACCGAAGACCAAGACGCCCTAGCGGCCATCCAGCTGAAGGACGCGACGTTGGCGGAGTTCAAGAACGAGATAATCCGCCTGAATACCATCGTCACTAAGCAGGGGCAGGACATTGCCGAACTGAAGGTATTGCTCAAGACCAAAGACGAGGCCATCGAGAAGTATCTGGAGATCGTCAAGAACTACAACCCACACTTGGAGCAGTTCATGAAAGATACCAGCGAATCAATAAAGATAATCGAACGCTTCATCGAGACCTGGCTAAGGGCACAGTCGACGAACGTTATCGTGAACAACTGACCAGCGGGACACTAATCCCCTCTTCAGGGTGTCTCCTTTTCGGTTCGTACCACTCCCCCACCACAAAAAAGCGACGAAAACAGGGACATCCACGGTAGGGGAGGGGAGTGGTTGTGCACTGGACAAATCCGCCGTATCACTCACAATTAACAGCAAATGGACTACACCCGGCTTGGTGCAATAGAGCGGCCAAAAGATGAGAGAGATGTTCTTCTCGGGTCCGTTCAGGCCCCCATCTCCCTTCCGGCCGAGTTCCTTCCGGACAACACTTGGCTCCAAAGAAACTACCAAGGCGAGACCGCGTTCTGCGGCGAACACGCGGCTTCCCATTTCCTCGCCATCCTGAAACGCAACTTGAACGCGCAGGTAGCCCAGCGCTTCACGCCGCGCTATGGAGTCATAAAACTCAAGACTCCCTCATCTCCGGTGTACGACGGTTTCCCAGTTGACGCCGGCACGACGATGACGGCCATCTTCAAGTGGCTCCAGAAAATCGGAGGAGATGATTTTGCGCCGCTCGAAAACGATGTTACTCTAGCGACCGCAACGTACTGCGATCCGACCGCCGCAACTCCGGCGATGGATACGGACGCGGGCCAAAATCAAATCCAGAGTTACGCCTTCGGCAACACTGACTTCGAATCTCTCTGCCAGTACATTTATCAAAACGGTGCCGTCCTTCTGCTCATAAAATGCGATGACGGATTCTGGGGTACGACGACTCCTACGTTCACCACGCCGAAGTACGGCCACTTCATCGTTGCCGACGGCTACACGGCAGACGCGCTTCGCGTGATTGATTCGGCCGATCCCAACAACGCCTTCGGCGTGAAGATGATTGGCAAGCAGTACGTAACTTCAGAGTTCTTCTTCGAATCCGGCACCGCCGTTGACCTTCCTCCGAGCATCCAGCAGATAGCCACGCATCCCACTCTTTCCCAGCCGGAAAAGAACACGCTCATCCAGCAGATTCTCAGCGATATCGAACAAGCCGTTGGCCTCGTTTCGAAAGAGATGGGCCAATGGTAAAAGGTCGTTATCACAAAAACAATGAACAACATTAATTTCTCGTTCTTCAAGTCGGGGGTATTTTGGAGCAACGCCGTCACGGTGCTGTACCTTTTCTTTGGTGCTGTCCTGAACGCTTATCCGAGCGTTACATGGATCAATTCCGTTGTCATCGCTTTGAACTTCATCCTGACGCAATACTTCCACAAGTCAGCGGTCTTGGGCGCCGCTTCCTCCTCCGCCGCACTCGGCAAACCAGTTTCGGGCCAGTAACGCATCCATGCGGAAACCCAGAAGGCAACACGAAAGACTTAAAAAGGTCGAAACCAAACATCACAAGCACATGACTTCAGAACAAATTGTGGCAGCAGCGCAGGCGCTCGCCACGGTAACGGAAGACCAGTTCGAGACAACCCTCGCAACCTTCGTTACTAATCTTCAAGCATTCATCGCCGCGACACCGGCACCGGCAGCCGATCCAATCGTTACCCTCGTCGGAACGACTCAATCAGGCGCAACGGTTACTTTCGTACCTCAAACAGCGTAAGCGTTTTCGCAAGGGAAGCGACGCTTTCGACCCGTCGCTTTCCGTGCGAGCACACTGCTCGATTTCCGAACTTTGAAAACCGAATAGGAGAACTATGGATTCTACGCTCATCTCGTATGAGGGGAAGCTCGATCGCCAACAGCTCGCGCTTGTACCCACGCCGCTTGGCACCGACACACACAAACCCGTGCCTCACCACGAAGTCGTGAACGCCCTCGTCGAAACTCTCGGGTTTCGCCATATCGGCGTCCACTCCGAAGAATATGCCGTATCGAAAGATGGCATGAAGATGTTCGGGCTCATGGAGCTCGAAACAACGTTCCATGGTTGCCGGTTCGCAATCGGCATCCGCAACTCGCATGACAAGTCCATGCGCCTCGCGATGACCGTCGGCTACCGAGTTTTCGTATGCCAAAACATGGCGTTCCAAGGGGACTTCGAACCCGTGCTCGCCAAGCATTCGAAACACTTCTCGCTTCAGAACGCATTGTCCGTTGGCGTTGACCAGATGCAGCGCAACTTCGATCCGATGGTGAAAGCCGTCGATCGCTGGCGCGAATCGCAACTGACCGACGTTTCGGCCAAACTCCTCATCTACCAGGCATTCATCGAATCGGACCTCGAAGTTCCGAAACACCTGGCCCGGCCCGTCCACGACCTCTATTTCAACCCGCAGGTTGAAGAGTTCCAGTCACGCACGATTTGGAGTTTGTCGAACGCCTTTACATCCGCGTTCAAAACTCTCGACCCGATACCTCAATTCAAGGCGACGGCCAAGCTCGCCGGATTCTTGGAAGCCCGCTCATGAAATTCAGCCGACATCAGAAAAGGGAAAAACCATGCGCAATTCGCAGAAGACCAACTATTGTCCGCACTGCCATCGGGCAGTCCCCACGGGTGTCGCCTACTGCACCAACCTTGGATGTGGAAAGCTACTATCCGCCCCTGTACGAACTTTCGCTCGGAAACGCTTTGTTACGATTGCTCTCAATCCTCGAAGCAATCCGACGCACCTAGAACTGTTTCGGCAGTCTCTCGATAGGTTCAAACAATGAACAAGCTCATCGCCTTACTCGCGCTTCTCATCCCGCTGCCCGTACTCGCGGAACACGAGTGCAAAGCTGCACAGGTCCGTTGGTTCGACGCCGCGCTCCACTCACGACCGCATGACCCCGATCTCAATAACTTTCTCTCGCTGCTCGTTCCCCAAGTATCCTTCGGGTGCGTGACGGTGCAGAACAAAGTCGTCCTCGTCGTTTACAACTTCTCGGAAGGTGAACCTGATACCTTTCTCGCCATACCCGCCGCGTGGGTGACCGAAATCAATTGGCTCAAAGAAGATGAAGCCAAAGAGGAGAAGCATGACGTGCCCAAAGTGCAAAGCGGCAATCCTGCCAAACGATGAAACCATCAACGGCTTCCACGACCCCTGCTATCAGCAATGGCTGTTCGAACTCTACCGAGAACTGAACGGCACATCCGTCAAAGTCGCTACTGCGACAGGAAGTAGGTGATCCATTTCTTCCCCCACCGTGCATCACGGTATGATGCAACTCGCCAGATGTCCGACCACGTTGGATACGGACACGGCTCGCCCGCGCTTAACACACGCGGGCTCTCTTTTTCTGTTAAGCTCCCTCTGTGAGCGGATCTAAAACATTGTGGCTTGTCCTTTTATTCGCTTCGATTGCCGGCATCGTTCTCGTCCTCTCGTACAAGAGCAAGCCGGATTTCCCTATCCGATTCGAGGCCACCACATTGTGCGCGGGCGAGGAAGACAAAGACATCGACAATTCGAATAAACTTATCCGCGACTTCACCGTTCCGCTTACCGAAGGATGTTTCGGCCCGATCGTCCATATCCCACAGGCATGGCACCAGTTCTATTTCCGGCCGGTCGGCGATTCCAAACAGTTCTGGGATGCTATCTGGATCGTGGGCGACCGGAAGGGGCAAGGACCGTTTTTTGCGAACGACAGCTCTCAATTCAAGTTCCAGCAAGCCCGTTTTCAAGGCCACGGCACGCTCCATTTCTATACGAACGACCCCGTCGCCGCGCCCTCGCGCGGATCGGTGCCGCAACCCTTCCAGCCGACGCTACCGAAGCTCACCAAGGTAGACATTCGGGAAGACGACCCCCACTATTGCGACAAGTCCAATGCGATCAAAGAAACCGGCGGCATGACCGGCATTACATCACCAGTCTTTCTCTTCTCGGACACCGGCACGGATAACACGATAACCTGGGCGAGCGGTTTTCAGGGAACCGTGGCAGTCTGTTTCGTCGTTGATGAGCGCGGCAGTCCCGCCGATATCTATTTCATTCAGACTCCGCCGCAACATATCGCCATGAACATCGTGCAAGAGATTCGTGGCTGGCACTTCAAAGCTGGGATGCAGCATAACCACCCTGTCCGCATCCAAGAAATGCGCAATTTCATCTTCCGGTAGCTGGGGATAACTTATTGCGGATTTCCGCCAAGACGGTATCGTTATCTGGGGCTTCCGATTCGCACAACAATTTAATACCCTTCGCTTGACGAAGATCATCCAATTTTCCCTTTTCTAGCGCAGGAACCCTCCAGGAAGCCCCTTCCTGCTCTCTGTTCGTTTCGCGCAGACCCCGCAAAGTAGTCCTAGGGTATCAAAAGCGGGCTTTGCGCCAAGCGAATACCAAACCAGTCGTAAACTCAAGTCAGCAACACAACTTCATTGGATCATCGACTGAAAGCACAAGGTCAAAGACGGTGTTGGAAGTGCAAACAAATTAAGCCTCTGGACACCGCTAATTTCTATTCTTCGGTAAGAGGCGGTTTTCAAAGTGCGTGTCGACCCTGCAACATTCTGATTTATAAGGCAAAGAGAGAGGCAGATGGTCATGTCTACGCGGGAGCTTATGGAGCTTTAGGCGATTACTGGAAACACACTGAAGGAACCAAGGAGCGCATGAGGCTTGCCCACAAGGGAATGCGTTTTTCTCCTGAACATCGGAAACATATCAGCGATTCTCGGCTAGGAGCTAAAAGTCACTTTTGGAAGGGCGGCGTTACGCAGGTGAACGCCTTAAAGAACAACAGGCGGCGACGCGCTATCCTTGGTTGCTTACAACCTCTTACGCGCCGTGAATGGATTCGGATCAAGGCTAGTAACGCTTATCTCTGTAGCGAATGCGGGGAAGCAGACTTCAATAGGAAATTGACGATTGACCATATCATACCTGTTTCGAAGGGGGGTACCAATGACATTACCAACATTCAACCACTCTGTAGGCCATGCAACTCAAGGAAAAACGATAAGTTACCAGTCGAACAAAATCTAATATCGGCTCTTCAATGAGTCGTTGCCACTAGTGGCGGGGTTCAACACCCATAACCTATTCTCAAATCACTTCATGCTCTCATCGGTCTTTTCACCCTCCTCTCAGTCCTAGCCCAGCCAGCAGTGTATGTAATCCAAGGAACCGCCTCAAAAGCTGAAGCGGCGGTTTTTCCTACCCCTGTTTCTAGCCCCGTTTTGCCCGCTAGCGGCGTTTTAAGCACTTCATCCGTGATTGCGTATGTCCGGCAGGAAGCAGCCCTCTACGGCGTAAATCCGGTTGATGCCCTTTTCATCGTCGCCCATGAATCCCAGGACGGACAGAATCTCGTCGGCCATGAGCCGAACGGCAGCACGAGCTATGGATTCTGGCAGTTCAACGACGCGAACCCGGACTTTGACGAATCGTGCGCCATGAACCTTCAGTGCAGTACCCAACTCGCGATGCAATGGATTCTCGCCGGTAAAATAGCACGATGGTCGACGTGGCGTTTTCGATGCACAATGTATCCCTACGACTTCCCTCCCAATTGTTAAATTAACTAACCAACCATGAAAAAAATAACTCTCCTCATCAGCGCAGTCCTGTTTCTCGCAGCATCGCCCGCCTTCGCGCGCGGCCATCATCATCAGCCAGTTCCGCCGCCTATAGTAACACCTGTTACCATACCTTCCGGCATCCAGTTCGGGATGTACAACAACGAAAAGAAAACGCAGTACGGAACGTACACGGGATTCTTCTTCGGCGACGGCGATGACTTCACCGAAGACCTTGCCTCGCAAAATATTACCGGCCCGATCTTCGCATATTGGGAATCGAGCTACACGGCACAACAGATCGAGAACGGCGACGCGGATTCATTCCTCAAAGTCTGGGCCAGCGAAATGAAGTCCTATGGACAGCCCGTCATCTTTGCCCCGCTCGACGAGATGAACGGCGACTGGAGTCCGTACTACGGCAACCCGACTGCTTTCAAAGCTGCCTGGATTCACATCCACTCCTTGTTTTCCGGCGACAGTAATGTAAAGTTTGCCTATGATCCGAACGTATGCGGAACTGGTATGTCTTGTTCTGCTCTCACCGCTTATTATCCTGGGAGTGCTTATGTGGATATTGTGGGACTCGATGGGTTCGATTTCGGTGGACAAAACTTCTCACAAGTTTTCAGCGAATCGCTGCCTGTCATGCAAGCGTTTGGTAAGCCGCTTTGGGCCACCTCAATCGGAGCGGTAAGCTTAGACAACCAGTCAGCCTTCCTGCAAGCGGCATTCGCATCGGGCGCGAAGGGGATTATCTACTTCAACCAGTCCCCATTCACTCTTGGCTCCGCCGCGCTCGGAACCCTCAAAGCTCTGCTCTAAGATCGCGGAAATCCGCAAAAGAAAAACCGCCATTGAAGCTCGACTAGCGGGCTGGGCGGTTTTTCTTTCGACCTAGGTTTCGTTCTTCAACGGCTCCCGTCTTTCAGTACCGACGATGCGCCCATAATCGCATTTTTAGGCAAGGAGGGTTGCCCCAATGATGCCGCAGCTCGCGCGGAACCATTACAGACAAAAACCTGCGCCGGTACGATATACTCTTACACCGGAGCGCATCGAGTGGCACCACAGAAGAGCAATGCGGTTATCGGTTGGGTTGCATACATACTGATAGCCGTGACCGTTGGTGCCGCTATAGAAGGTTACGAGTACCTAGATGGGGCAGGACTCATAGAGCACACCGTCGAAACGAACCTCACCGCGCAAGGTAATTGGTTTGTCGGCGAGAGCAAATCTTGCTTTACAAACCCTTTTCAACAACCCGTGGGACGAATGAAAGTCGGATATGCCGTGGGCTATTTCACGTGCGACGACGGCCCCGCCCACGAGATATCAGTTGAGGTCTGGGGGCGCAAAGAACAGCCAGAATATGGCACAGTTGTCTGGAAATGTACCCGCCAGACCGACAAGTTTGTTTGCCTCGAAACCGGCGGAATCCATTGACGGCTCCAAGATTGCGGAAATCCGCCGAAAGTTGACAGGCACCGCCCAGTAACCTTCTAGTACGCTACCCCGTTATATTTTGTGCAAGTCGCGCGAGCCGCCCACTCGATTTATCGGGAACGGGCGGTTTTGTTATCCCCAGGTTGACGGATTCTGGGGATGGCTCATACTTCAAGGGTCCTTTCATGGACGGCGAAGTAAATCCTACACCCAAGCTTTTTGGGTAGGTGGAGAGGCGGTACGAGCAATCGTCCCGTATGCACCTTCTAAAGTGCATCTTGCCTCGCCACTTCGCCAAAGAGCTTTTTATATTCGCTGGAAGGGCAACTGGATTGGGCGAATCAAAAGAACGTCGCGGCTTCTTACGACTTCCCCGCGCGTCGGCGTTGTTCTTTGAAAGATTAGGATGTGACGGTGAACACGGTTGTGTCGTCGGGGTAATTGCTCGACTGGTGGACACGCCTACTAAAGCGAGCCGTCTGCTTACCCAAGAGGGATACCTACCGCAAAAAGGCCCGCCCCGCGAACGTTCAACTTGAAAATGCGGATCAAGTAGCGGGAACTTGTTGACAGGGTTGCCAAGCTGAAGCGAAGCTGCCGAACGGCATCGGTTGTGGGTGACGATGGGAAAGACGCGAATGCTTATTCAAATGGCATCGTGGGTGAGTACCAGGCAAACCCCACCGTCCTAATCTTTCAGAGTTCAACGTTTTAAGCCGATCCATCGCAAACGTCCATACGAAACAAGGACAAGAAGATTGCGACTTCTCCGCCCGATTTTTTTCGGCGGGGAAGTCGCATATCCACCGAAACAAAAAACAAGGTTGAGCCGAAACGATGGGATTGATGATATGCTTACTGTAGGTATAGGTATAGCTTTTGTGGCTTCGACATAATGAAACCAAGTTATGCCTTTGACGCTGTAACCAAGAAGTTTTTGAGCAGTTAGCCCTCCGGCGGGGGCATCAGTAGCAGCCAAGAGAACCCTTCGGGGTCGATAGAGCGAATCTCTTTACGCCGGAAAGGAGATTTCTGTGCACACGCCGCCCGGCCTCGATAGGATTGCCCACAACATCCTGTATAACGCCATCGTTCTTGCGACGCTGATCCTCGGTCTTTCCTGGATTGCTGCGCACGCCTGGCACGACCTCCAAGGCATTTGGCTCCCGACTGCTCAGGCGAGCGAACAAAAGGCGAATCTTGCTAAAATGTCCGACGTGCCGAACCGCTCCTGCCGCGTCTCCGTTACCGACATGGAAGGGATTGAGCACACCGCTCACGTCACCGCAGATACGCTTTTCGAAGCCGTCGCCCGCGGATTGAAAGCGATTAAAAGTTCCGCGTGGGCCGGAGAAATACCCGAGGGCATAACCACGATCACCGTATGCGCAGCACAGCCCGAAGTGGAACACCACGTAAAAATCGCGGCTTTCAAATCATGGGTGAATCGGCCGGGCGGCACTCCGGCAGATAAAATGGCGCGGCTACGGATTCGCGAGATTTTGGGGTTGTGATCTGCTTAACCAAAACTTGTTTCAACTTAGGTTATTCACCCAAACTCTAGCGTTCCGCATCATCGTTTCAAGCTTCGAATCGTCCGTCCCTGTGTCCCTATGCATCTCCTCAGGTTTTCCCGGTAACGAGATGTCGAAGATCGCAACAATGACCTGGCCAGGATGCGCGATACTGCTCGGCTCGCCGATGATCCGATAGACCTTCCCCTTGTGCGTTATATCGTCATGCATAGTTTCTTTCTTCTGCATGCGAACACTGTATCACGTCGCGAAAAGAACATTGCCGGGTGATTCTGTTTCGTGCTATGCTTTGCTGAAGCGTGTCGTATAGCAGATAGACCCTCGGCGGCAGCTACAGGTCCACGAAACTGACGGCAAGCTCTTCCGCCCCTCCACAAGGCGGGAAAGACCAAAGGAACCTTTAAAGCCCTCGGCGTCATGAACCGGGGGCCTTTAAATTAACGGCATGTGCGGCTTTTTGAGCGGCAGATTTATAAACCCGGCAAAACGCGAGCACACCGCAAAACGTAGAATCAATAACTTACGTGTTTTCAATGCGGGAGGTAAACCCGACTCCCACTAGCTTCCGCCAGGCTAAATAGCCCGTCACATTCGGGCGAAGGCTTTCTCGATGGTTCCCATGGCAATGAAACATTTTCGCGGATGCTCCAAGAGAGGAACGAATTCGTGATGCAGATAAAAGCTACGCGCCGACTCATCGTAGGCCTCGGCCACAACGCCAATCGAGGCGATCACTCTTGTGTTCTTCCAGCTTCGATAAAGGGCGTCCATTAACAGGAGTCGTCCGAGTTTCTGTCCGCGATGGTCTTGACTCACGGCTAAACGGCCGAGTAGGGTCGCTGGGATGAGCGGATACTTCGGAAGCTTCTTGGCAACCGCCGGAGGCAATTCCGCGATGCGAATTCCATACGCGGACAGGGTGTAATAGCCTACAACGCGACGCCCTTGGTCCAACATTACGAAGGGCGCGGCCACCTTCCGCTTCGCGTCTTGACTCGCCTGCCGGCGAAAATACTCATCCAGTTCTGCGACGCCGCATGTGAAGCTGGTCTTATCCTGATCCGCGAGGGGTTCGAAAGAAGACGGAATCAGACTCACCGTCGGCCGATTGTGTTCTTGTAGTGCCGAGCTGCGGACCGTAAAACAGGCCCGGGTTGGGCGGTGTGCAGGATGGCATCCACAAAAGTCTCGGTCTCGCGTGCGCTCAGAATCAAGATTGCTCGCTCTTGAATGGTGCGTTCGGCGGCGGCTTCCGCGCTATGCAGGACGAAGTCCGTCATGGTCCGGCCCTCAAGATCGGCTGCCTTTTGTATGAGAACCTTTTGCTCTGCATTCAGGCGCGCGTCAAAGCGATAGGCTTTAGCCTTCAGCGCGTTGTGTTTTCGTCGTTTTAGAGCCGGCTGACTCACCGTCGGTTACCTATTCAAAGCGTACGGTAAATATACGTACATGTCAAGCAGCTCCTTTCTGCGGGCGACTTTTGGAAAGAAGCCCTTGGCGCTGGAAGCAAAGGACTGATACGCTTGGCTCAGTGGAAATACCGCGTTCGATTCAGCGCATCGAGCCGTTTCCTGAATGTGCGCTTGCCATTCTGAACAGAATTCCCCCGCGGGCGAGCGAGCTTGACCAGCTTCAAGGTCTGCTGGAAGAACACCCACACGTGCTGCACTCAGTGGATCAGATTGCGGTCGCATCGGGAAAATACGACGAGGGCGCCTCCCTCGATTCCGCGGCCATCATTGACCGCGTTGGCGCCGCCGAGTTGATTGAGATCGCGATCACGCTGCTAGTGCGAGGATACATGCATCGCGCCTTAGATGTCTTGGAAGACCGGCGCTACTGGCGTTACACGCTGGCGTGCGCGGTCTGTTGCCAGGAAATCGCTTTGCCCGGCGAGGACAACCGCCTGATCGCCTACGTCGCCGGATTGCTTCACGATATCGGACGGCTTGCCTTGATCGCCGCGTATCCAGACAAGTACGCAAATCTGTTGACTCTCATCGACAGGATGTTCCGGGACAATACGGGATTCGACTTGCTTGCGCGCGAGGAAATGATGTTTGGTATGGATCATTTCGCCACCGGATCGTGGCTCGCCTCCGCCTGGGGCCTGCCGCCTTGGTTGTGTGCCGTTACCGGCAAGTTCGATGAAAAAGCTTCCGGTGAGTATCGAACGTTGGTAGTAACTATCCGATCCGGAACGCGCCTGGCCCACTCGCTCGGGTTTGGCTATCTTGAGGCCGCTCCCCGCGGCGATATAGAAGAAATCATGAGCCAGATCCCCGAAACTTGGGCGCGCTGGAAGACATTGGATTATTGGAAACATGGTGAACAGCATTTGTGCGGCAAGATCCAATCGAAACAGAGCTTGTACGCTCTTGCGGAACCGGAAGACGAGTGACCCTCAGCCACTCTGCGATTCCCTAGCCGCCGCATTGCTGCGGTCCCCTCATTTGCGGGTATCGCCCGCGCTCCGCTTCATGCCGATTAAAGATCTACCAAGATCGCATGCGGAGACTCGGCTAGGAATGTTCCCCATCATAGGTATAGTGGTTGTCTTTGCCTGTATCGCGGGCGGTTACCTCATCGAAAAGGGTAACCTCCTGGTGCTGATGCAGCCTGCCGAGCTGCTCATTATCCTGGGCGCGGCTATCGGGACGGTTCTGATCGGAAATCCGCCGC